CCAGATGACGGGCAGGATCACCTACCTCTCGGTGGAGCGGGAGGAGGAGTTCGTGGTCATCCGCTGGAAGGACGGGGACGCTGGGGCGAGCATCTGGGGTAGCAAGCCGTGGGGGTACTTCCCGCAGCCAGCCGGTCTGATGGGTCCGCTGAACTGCAAGCCGGTTCGGGTCTGATCTGGCTCTCGAACAGAGACAAGCCCGGCTCTGCCGGGCTTGTCTCACTTCTGGAGAGTGTCATGCCGAAGGAAGATAAGTACCACCACGCCAGCCACAGCAAGTACCTGCTCAAGTACCACTTCGTCTTCGCCTGCAAGTACAGGAAGAAGCTGCTCGCCAAGCAGAACATCGCTGACGAGATCAAGACGCTGTTCACCGACATCGCCTACAAAAGCGGTTTCGCCATTGACGTGATGGAAGTGGACATCGACCACATCCACGTTCTCGTAGACGCTCCACCCACCCTGTCCCCGACCAGTATCGCCACCCGGCTCAAGAGCCAATCGACCTTCCACATCTGGAAGAAGTTTGGTAACTTCTTGGCGTATCACTTCTGGAAGGAGAAGACCTTCTGGAGTGACGGGTACTTCGTGTGTACCACTGGAGACGCCAGTACGGAGACGATCAAGAAGTACATCGAAGAACAGGGTTGAGTACACTAAGATAAGGTGGAGGAAGATATGGTTGAGTTTTGCCCGGTTTACGTCGGAAAACCTAAATTGGTAGTCGGTACTATCGGTGAGTTCTACGGTCCTGCTGGCAGGGACGAGAACGAAGCCCGGATGCGGCTGTTGGAGTACGTCCAGTCCGACGTGGGGATGAAGCACTTCAAGGACGTGTACCCTGATACGGACGAGGGGAAGTATCAGGAGGTATTGTTCCAGTTGTACGAACTGGAAGGTCAGGAAAAATGTAGGAACTCTTGAGCGGGGTGGTCGTAGTCCTGATTGTGTCCTGTGGTACTGTGTTGTGTTTGTGCTTTGAGGGATAGAAACTTTTAAGCCCATCTTTAGCCCATCGCCTTCATCCCCTACCCTAAAGGGCTACCCCCACGTCTCGCTCCCTTCGGTCGCTCGCTTGTGGGGGTAGCAGTTTCACTGTAGGGGCTTTCGGCTCCGAAGAACTGTAAACGAAAAAAGCCCGGCTTTCGCCGGGCTTCTTCATTTGGTGAAGGTTACTTCTTCTTCGGGAAGTTCTTGGCCTTCCACTCGTTGTAGGACGCAACGCTCGGGAGTTGACCAACCCGACCGCTCGGGGCGTAGCCCACTTCGCCCGGACCCGGCTCACGCTTGGCTTGCTTCGGGGACGCCACCAGGGAGTCTTCCTTCAGCTTGCGAACGTCGCCAGCGGCCTGCTTGGTGAGGCTGCGGAAGAACGAGGTTTCGTCAACCTTCTCTTCCTTCTTCTTGCCACCCTTCTTGAACAACTCGAACGGCTTCGGACCCTTGTCGTCCTTCTTCTTCTCACCCTTCTTGGCGAACGGGGGAGCCTTCTTACCGCCCTTCTTGTCGTCCTTGTCCTTACCCTTCTTCAAGAAAGCCGGGAACTCCTTCCCTTCCTTCTTCATCATCTTGTTGCACCAGCCCTTGCCCATGAACTTCTTGTCGTCATCGGACTCCGACTCCTTGTCGCCGCCCTCGTCGGACTCTGCGTCGTCGGAATCGTCGTCGTCCATGTCGCTGTCGAGTTCGTCTTCGATGTTGTCATCGTCGGCTTCGCCTTGAGGAGCGGAGTCATCGTCGCCCTCGTCTTCGCCGCCGAACGGGTTGGCACCCTTAGCCGGAGCGGCGTCTTCGCCACCCTCATCGCCTTCGTCGCCAGCACCACCGAACAGGCTGCTGATGTCAGCACCCTCATCGCCTTCGTCGCCGAAGCCCATGTCCGGGGCTTGGTCATGCGGGGACACGCCCATGCCGCCGAGCAGGTTGCTCAGGTCGGCCGACTTGCCCATGTCGGGAACTGCGTGAGCGTCGTCACCCAGGTCGGCCGGGTCGAACGAGAACTCGTCCTCGTCGCCGCCCATCATGCCGTCGTCGCCGCCGAGAGCCGATGCGTCGTCACCTTCCGGTGCAACTTCATCATCGCCCTGTTCGCCGTCGTCGTCACCCAAGAGAGCGAGCATCGCCGGGTCGTCCATGCCGTGAAGCTCATCGGCATCTTGATCCGGGTCTAGGTCCGGGCCAGCACCCGGAACATCCACGTCGCCGTCGCCATCCGGGTCGATGTCCGACTCGGTGCCGTCATCATGACCCATCAGGTCATCATCGTCTTCGCCCTCGGGTGGTGGGAAACCCATCTCAGCAAGCTTGCTTCCAGTGATGCCCAACGAAGCAGGCGTCTTGAGGCCCAGGGTCGAAGTACCAAGAGCAGACTCATTCATCAACTTCTGGTTGATGGTCCGCCATGCTTTGTAACTCATCATAGATTGTGTCTCCTTCATCGGACGCTGTTTCTATATACCGCTTGACAGTTTATTTATCCGCTCAACCCGAATTTCTGCCTTTTCCGAGTAACTAAAGTATGCCCACCGCAAGCGAATACGCAACGATTCTTCAATTGCTCGTCCTCTTGGCAGCGAGCCAAACCCAACAGCAACGGACGACCCTCATCGCTTCGCTTGCCGGTCACGGCTACTTTTACGGTGATGGGGGAGCGAATATGAGCGGCACAGCCGAAGTGAACGTGATCTCGGCCAACAAGACGGCCACCACAGACGGCGGCGTCCTCGACATCTCCGGGACGGCCATCGTCCGCCGGGTATACAAAGACCGCCAGTGCGAACGCACCGGCCACCCCAAGCGGTTCGGCTGCAAGATCAGCTTCCCGAACAAATACCAACAGTGCTTCGAGGCCGGGTTTTACACCGCCCCGAAGCGCAACATCTTCCCGAAGTCGTTCGCCAGCACGGGGGCGTACCTACCGGCCATCACCGCCTGCGTCCAATACCTCTACCTGCCGCCGCAGTCGGAACAGGACGCCCGCAAGGGTCCGTACCAGCCGCCGGGCCGTTAATTCGTGTTGTAGATAACAGAAACGATGGCCGTGTCCGTGCCCTTCGGGGTGTGGGTCCGGCCGTTGAGGATTTTACTGATGGCAACGTGGGACACGTTCATGATCTTGGCGATATCGACGATCCTGACGCCCTCCCGGTCGAGCCGGTGAACCTCGTTCACCTGAGACTTGTTTAGCTTCGGCCCCCAGCCACTCTTCTTCTCGGTCAACCCGCTGGCGTGGAGCCACCGACGCACCGTCCGTTCCGAAACCCCGAAATGCACCGCCGCATTGGCAATGTCATTCACGAACGGCTTCAAGTCTTCTGGGCTGGGCATGTCAAGTTACAAAATGCGTGTCAAGTTACAAAACGCTTCGAAAGTATTAAAGCGAGGCATATCTATTCCTACAAACCTCGTTTGGGAGAATTGCATATGCCATTAGTCGTACCGAACCTCGGCGAACTTGAGCTTCTGGACAAGATGTTGTCCGACGCCCTGTCCGTCGATGAAAACTACATCCTTAAGTTGTACACCAACAACTACACCCCGGACCAGAACTCCGGTGCCAACTCGTTCGTCGAAGCGACGTTCACGGGTTACGCTGCCAAGACCCTCTCTCGTGCCAACTGGAACACCGCTGTTACGGTATCCAACAAGGCCGAATCGTCTTACGGCACCGCACCGCAGTCGTGGACGTGTACGGGCACCGGCCAGACCATTTTCGGTTACTGGATCATCGGTGCTACGTCGGGTGTGGCTCTGTGGGCCGAACTCTTCTCCGTGAGCCGTGTTCTGGCTAACGGTGACGTTCTTAACCTGACGCCGAAGTTCACGCTGAACAGCGAAAACTAAGTCGTTACTGGCTTGTAGTTTCGGAATCCCCACGGTATACTCCTCTCTATGCCGTGGGGATTTTTTACGTCCCGAAGGAGGCACTATGAAATGGACGAAGCGATTCTTAATGCTCGCCTTGATCCTGACACCCCTCATCGGCGGGTTCTTGTATTTCACTAAGTTCGGCGACCTGCCGGACTCCAACCTGACCACCGAGGCCGTCGAAGAAGACATGCGGACGGCGATCACGCTGCCCGCCCCGCCACCAGTCATTGCTGAAGTTAACGAGCGAAACGCTCAGATCAAATCCTTTGTTTGCGAAGACGTGAGTATCCGTTTCCTTCAGAAAGGGATCAAGCTGCGTCTGAATGGCCGCTTGTACTACGAGAAGGATCGGAAGTTCCGGTACACCGTGACGAGCATCGTCGGCCAGGAGGTAGACGTTGGCTCGAACGACAAGGAGTTCTGGTTCTGGTCGAAAAGGATGAACCCGTCCTCACTGTACTTCGCCAAGCACGAAGATTTTGCCAAGAGCCGGATGCGAACCCCGTTCAGCCCGTTCCTGTTGATGGACTCGCTCGGGATGAGCAACCTCAACGTGGACACGGGAAAGATCGTCGAGACTAACAAGAGCTACATCTGGGTCGAGCCGGGGAAGAACTCCATCGGCCAGCCGATCTCACGGATGACCTTCATCAACAAGAAGACGAAGCTCATCGACGGGTTCACCATCTGCAACGAGGCCGGGAGTGTGATCGCCTCGGGTGAAGTTACTGAATACAAGGACGGGCTGCCGAAACAGATTCTCTACGTTTGGGCCGAAGAGAACCTGAGTATGTTGATGGACTTGAAGAACCCAAAGACGAATGTGCCCATCGACCCGTCGCTGTTCAACAGGCCGAACATCCAACCCCAAGTTGACATGGGCAAGGATTAAGACGAATAAGTCATTGTATTTCTCAACCGCTGCGGAGGCCGCTTCCGTTTCTGGAACTTATCCGAGTTACTGTAGATCGAGTTGGCGAGCTTGAACCGCCGACGCAGGACGCAGTTGACGGAAGCTGCCACCACGCCGTCTGCCAGACCATTCGTCACTTCCAGCTTCGACACCCGTGTCGATACACGCTTGTCCTTCTTGCAACACATGCCAGCCTCGTTCTGAGGCGGACGGCATGCCTTCGGGGTGAAGTCGATGTCGGTGTTAATGTTCTGACCGCTCAGAACACCAGCCCCGCCGCTCGCCGTTACATACATGAAGTGGTTGTTGACGTTCGACCCGCCCAGGACCGCCCCGCCCTTACCGTAGATTCTTACTTCAGACAGACTGAAACCGCTAACGACTACGCCGCCAGTCGCCGTGAGTCTCGTAATCTTTCGGATCGTGGCCGTGCTGCCGCTGACCGCCCCGCCAGAGGCGGTCCGGTACATGTACTCAGTATTTCGACTAATCCCACCGCCACGCACACCGCCCGAGCCGCTGATGACGCCGTTGTCGGATGTAAGAGCCTGGATCGCAATACCGCCACACACGCCACCGCCGGTGGCAACGTTGACGTAAAGTTTACCCACTCGTGCCTGACCCGCACACACGGCACCGCCAGTCCCGACATCGAAGGTCCGAGACAGCAAGCGTGCGGCCCCACCCGGTCGGGCACCGCCGCTGCCGACTCGGTAAAGGAAGTGAGTGACCCGTGCCGAACCACCGGGGCGGGCACCGCCTTGACCGATATCATCGCCCCATTTGTAAACACGGGCTGTACCGCCGCCTTTGATCCCGTCGGCAGCGAATTGAACGTTGGCACGGTAGGCGACCCGACCTGTGCCGCCGAGGACTGCTCCACCACGGGCAGAGTCGTAGATGTTGTTGTCGGCCGAACCGGCAGCGACTATGCCGCCACTGCCTCGGAGCTTGACGTACCAGCCAACTCTTGCAACACCGGCACCGACAGCCCCGCCCTGTGCCAAGATGAAGATAAGTGGCACGCCCGTACCACCCAACCGGGCACCGCCGGTGGGACGGTAGGGGCCGTAGACTTGAGCATTCAGGGCACGCCCGCCCGGACGGGCACCGCCGAATGCACTAATGTAAGCAACTGCGGATTGAACAAGAGCCGTACCCCCGCCAACCGCACCGCCCCGGCCTGGGATGTAGGTTCTAACGAAAGCAACGCCCGCACCAACCACACCACCCGAAGCAATGATCGTCGGGCGGATGAGTCGAACAGTAGTGGTAGCCCCGCCAACGACACCGCCGGAAGCGGTTCTCGTGAGGATAACAGTGTTCGTTGCCGAACTACTTGCGACCACGCCGCCAGATGCAGTCAGAATGAACTCTGCGTTGGCGGCACCGGCTACGACAGCACCACCGGACGCCGTGTTGAACCAACGGGTCGGCAGGAGTGCCACGCCGCCAACAGCGGCACCGCCCGAGCCAGTGTCGCTGTATTCGTTAATCGTAACGGCTAGAACTTCGACCGTAGCCTCGGTAACACGGGCACGGGTTTCCGAAATGAGGAGAACTTCTACAGAGAGTTCGGTGGTGCGTGCCTTCGCATCGCCAGCAGTAAGAGCCTCCACCGTGATTTCGGTGGTGCGTGCCTTCGCATCGCCAGCGGCCAAAATCTCGACCGCAACGTCTGTCGTCCTGGCCTTAGCGTCACCAGCCGCCAGGACTTCGACCGTAGTTTCTGTTATCCTGGCGGTCATGTTTAGCTATTTACCTTAACTCCGAACTCAGCATTGTTGATATCAGATACAGTCCACGCTGTACCGTCGGAAGGTTTCACGTCCATGACCGTGCGGTAGTCCAAGTAACCCGAAGTTAAATCTCCCGTCGCCGTGGCGTCGTAGTCCGTACCGCCGATGCGGGTGACGTGATTGATCGTCCTCGTTCCTGTATCGGTCTTCTTAGCAAAGATGTTGGACTGAACCCCGAACACTGTGTTGGTTGTGGCGGGCAGGTCGTCGAACGAATAGGTGTCCTTATCGCCCACATTGCCCGACTCATTATAAGTCGAATCGAAGTCGAAGGGGCCGGTCGGGTCGTCTACCTGTTGGTAGTTGTTAACCGAGTTGCCGTCACTGCCGACCCATTGACTGCTGTTCCCGTTCCCGTTCGGCCGAAGGGTAATCACACGACAGTTGCCGAGCGGAGCGTTGTTTGTCGATCCGGTCAAGTCTAAGAGGTAGTGGTCGTCGATAGCCCAAACCGAATCACCTGCACTGCCGAAAGCGGGCACCGCACCGTTGAAGCGATAGCCGGTGACGTAGTTGTTGGCGGTAGCACGGGTGTTGGTGCCGTTCGCCAACTGGAGGACGTTCGACCCGTTGACGTAAAGAATCACGTCTCCCGTCGAGATGCTGTTGTTGATCGCAAACTTCAACTCGATGAAGTGCCACTGGTTCTGAGTCAAGACATAAGTGGTCGTACCCAGCGTGTTGCTGTGGTCGCCCCGGAACAAGTTCAACTTACGGTTGTTGTCAATGTACAGGCCGAACTGTACGGTCGAAGTCAGGTCGCCGTCCATGAACACGACCATGTTGGCTTTGTACAGGTTGCTCAGGGACATGCCCGGATTGTAAGCAAAGCCAATCACGCCTGCGGAGAGGTTCTGGCCGATGTTGCGTGCGACGAAGTTGCCACGAGAGCCGTCGGCGATGCAATTGCCGCTACCTGTGAATCGGTTGCTGGTGCTGACGTTGATCTGCGTGAAGTCCCACTTCAACCCGGTGTGGTTAGCCGGGTCGGTAGACGGGGAATTCATTGTGTCGAAGCCTTCGATGAATAGTAGGGCCATGTCTCCTCACTTAAGGCATGTAGTAGCGGTTGGTGTTGCTCAACTTTCTCGGCGGTAACGCCCGCCGTCTCACCTTGTCTGCATTGCTGTGCTTGTTATTCCACACCTGGAGACGTTGCTGCATCCTCTCGGCGTAGGTGTTGCCGTTCGGGGCGACGTGACCTTCCTGCCGTGCGGATGCGACCACGCCGGTGCTGTGCCCCTTGAGGACGGTGGTCTTCTGCAAAGCCGTGGGTTGTACTTCTTTCGTCCGCAGCCCACGGGGGAAATATCTCGGTACGCTGTCCGGCCGGGGCCGGAAGCCTTTTTGTTGTCCTTCGCTCATGTTCACCTTACTTTTGCAACTTCGCCCGGATGGCGTCCCGCTTCAACTTCTCGATGCGACGACGCTCGGCGTCCATGCGGACGGCCGACTTCGGAGCGGTGTTCTGCTGAAGGCCCAACGCCCGAATCTCAGCCGGGCTGGCCGCTGACGTAAGACCAGTGTTCACCGGACGGGGCGTTGCCGCCGCCGGACGGAGAGCAGGCGTTCTCGACGGGCCGGTCCGACGACCGCCACTGCAACCACAACCCATATGTTACCTCCGATTCATAGTGGAAATCACTACTGTATTTAGTGGAGGTAACATGAGTTTGGAAATCAACGTCGATGAAATCATGAACAAGGCTCTGGACAAGGCTAAGGACACCCTTGTCACGAACCCGGTCGTAGCGGAAGTCATTCTGAATCAAGCCCTGAAGTGTTTCCCTGAGCATCACAGTGCCCTGCAACTGATGTCCATCTGCCAGCAGCAGCTTGAGCAGTACGACAAGGCGAAGGAGTTCGCCCTGAAGGCACTGGCAATCGAGCCGAACAGTGCCGACAACTACAACAACCTAGCCCTGTCGCACGCCGGGCTGGACGAGTTCGACAAGGCCCAGGAGTACCTGGAGAAAGCCCTGGAACTCAGCCCGAACAACTTCTTGTTCCTGAACAACCTCGCCCTCCAGTTCCGTCACATGAAGCGGCACGATAAGGCCATCGAATACTGCAAGAAGGCTCTGGAGATCAGCCCGTCGCCCGAACTGTGGAGCAACCTGGGCGGCATCTACGGCGACCTGAAAGACCTGGAGAAGACCGAGAAGTGTTTCCGGCAAGCCCTCGTGCTGGACCCCGGCTTCGTCCCGGCCCACGTCGATCTCGCCTTCACCTATCACCTGATGGGCGACTGGCGTCGTGGCTTCGAGGAGTACGAACACCGATTCCTTTACTACAAGCAACTGAAGCACTACCTCCGGGCCTACGACCAGAAGAAGCGGTGGAACGGCTGCGACCGGCTGGAGGGCAAGACCATCTTGCTTTACGGCGAGCAGGGCCACGGCGACGTGATCCAGTTCGTCCGCTACTGCCGTTACCTGAAGGAGTACGGGGCAACCGTTGTGGTACATTGTGCCGACATCCTGGCCGATCTGGTGCGGCGGGTGCAAGGCGTGGACGCCGTGGTCGTCCGTGACATCATCAACAACACCGGCGACGAGTTCCCTCAGTACGACTACCAGTGTTCCCTCATGAGCCTGCCGCACCTGCTGGCATTGAAGTACATCCCGAACGACCTGTACATCACGCCGAAGGTGAAGTTCGAGTTGCCGGAGAAGTACCGGGGCACGTTCAACGTGGGCGTCTGCTGGGCGGGCAGCCCGGCCCACCCGAACGACGTGAACCGTTCGATCCCGCTGGGGTTCTTCGAGTCGATCTACAACGTGCCTAACGTCAAGCTGTTCAGCTTGCAGATCGCCCCGCCGACCCGAATCTACGCAAAGGGTAAGAAGGTCGTGGACTTCTCGGCCGGTGGCGAGAACGTGAAGATGGTGGACATGACGCCGCTCATGAAGAACTTCGAGGACACGGCGACGATCCTGTCCGGCCTCGATCTGTTAATCTCCTGTGACACGGCCCCGGTCCACTTGGCCGGTGCGATGGGCATCCCGACCTGGGTGATGATCCCTTACAACCCGGACTGGAGATGGCAGCTTGAAGGAAGCAAGACGGAATGGTATAAGGATGTTCGTCTATTCCGCCAGCCATCTCCGGGCGACTGGAAGAGTGTGGCCGAAGAAATCGCAGGAGAACTCAATGCACTTGTTTTACAGAATAAGCGATAAGAGCTACGTCAAGCCGAAGATGCCAGGGGCCACGAAGGAAGTCTGCTTAAAGAACTTCCTCTCATGCTTCGCCGACCTGATCTTCACCGAGGACGTGATGGAGAAGGGCAAAACCCCTCCCATCACGATCATAGCCGACAACTGCACCCGTGAGACGTTCAAGATGGTGAACGAGACGGGCCTTCCGATTGAGGAAACGCAACTCGGCAACGCCGGGTCGGCCTTCCACGCCATCGAACTCGCTGTGGACAACCTGGACTACGACGACATCGTTTACTTCAGTGAAGACGACTACCTGCATCAAGGCCGGGCGGTCAAGCTGATCGAAGAAGGCTTGAAGATGTCCGACTACGTTACGCTTTACGACCACCCAGACAAGTACACGAAGGCTTACGGCGGCGGCGAGTCGTCCAGGGTGTTACGCACGGCCCTGGGTCACTGGCGGTACACGATCAGCACTTGCATGACGTTCGGGGTGAAGGTTAAGACGCTGCTGGAGGACATCGACATCTGGAAGAAGTGGACGAGCGGCGACCACCCGCACGACCACGAAATCTTCACCGAGTTGAGGGAGAAGAGTCGGAGTTTGATCGTGCCGATTCCGGGAGCCGCCTGTCACCTGGACATGACCTTCTCCGGTCAGGCGAACATGTTGATGATGGAGGATTGGGCGATTGAGTACCTGATCCAAGAGTTCGAGAAGACGATGGGGCCGGAAGGCAAGGCGATCCTCGGCAGCCGTAAGGGCTGGGAACGGTTGCGGATGGCTCAGGCGATCAAGGAAATGACGGCGTACAAGTAATCACTTCGCAGCTACCCGCTTCGGGTAGCTGACTTCCAACTTCATCCCCATCTTGCGTTCCAGGGCACGGATGCCGCTGGTCAGGGACGCCTTGTTCGGGTACACGGTGTTGCCGTCCGACCGGACGAGCTTGGTAGCCTTCAGGCCGGGTAGTTCCACAAGAGCCTCGAAACAGCCGTCCTTCTCTTTGACGTTGATGACGATCCGGGGCTGGCCCGCCTCTTTCTCTTTCACGCCCTCTTCGTGGGCGTTGACGGCGGTGAGGTTGACGGCGTTCTCGCCCGCTACGTCTGTACTAAAAAAAAAAGTGGGAAGGGTCTTTGTGCTTTCGAAATCCATATCGGCTCGAAAGGAGCCGCAGTTGACGAAGGTCGGGCAGAGAACCTTCTTGCCCTTCGGCCGCTGTCGCTGCTGGTGGTACAGGTCGATGGCCTGGGTGAACTTCTCGTGGAACGTCTTGACGTGCAGGTGCGGGACACGCTTTTGCAACTGGAAGCATTCCATAATGAAGTCGATGTTGTCGTGGACGGTTTTGATCGGGAACTTGTGCCGGGTGTTGCCGACGAGGCGGAAATCGATGTACCAGTTCAGCGTCTCCGGGTCGTAGGCGAAGGCCGGGTGCTGTAATCCAACGTTCGCATGATCTCTCACGCAAGATTCGATCTCAGAGAGATAGATAGTGCGGTTCGGGTTCTGGTACAACTGCCAGTAGTAAAACCCGATGACGCCTCGGAAGGACAGGATCAGCTTGTGTTTCAGGGCGTCGGCGTGGTGGTGCCCGTTACGGATGCAGAAGGCACAGTAGAAGTTGCCGTGACCGACCGCCCGGTTCTGATCGTATTCTTCCTTGAAAATCGAGACGGTTTTCTCGCAGAACACGCAGCCCGTAGTGATCGGAGTCTCCTCGTTGATTTCCTCGATTTCAACGGATGGATTATTGGTCATGGTCGAAAAAAATTCCTGAGAGCCGTATATAAAAGGTAAGCTTACACAAACCAATGAGGGAGTAGCATGCTAGATTTCCACCAATGGTGCGATGCCAACAACCTGACCTTGCCTGCGACCGTGGAAAACACGCACCGCTCTGGTATCCGTGGTCAGTACCCGGACGGCTACGTTCGCAGCCAGTACCCGGACGCATACTTTGCACCGACTTCGGCTTCGGCCTACCTTGACTTGAAGAACGCTAAGGGCGTCAAGACCGTCAAGGACAAGACCGGCGATTCGCCGTTGAAGTAATATCATACTTCACATTCATACGAAAACCCTGGGGTGCGCACCCCAGGGTTTTTTGCTTTACTGCACGTCGTCGAGAAGGTCCGTGTCGTCCTTGTCGTCGTCTTCCCACATGTCGGGCGAACCCTGAATCTGCTTTTCGATCCGCTTCTTCTGATCCTTCTGGGTGAGGGACTTGCTGTCGTCCTTAACCATGTTCGGAACACGCTCCCAATAGGCCCAATGTTCCTCTTTACTCGGTGAAGGAATGACGAGTCCCATTTGAACGTACTTCTGGATGATCTCTTCGACCCGCTCACGGGTCAGGCCAGACTCTTTGGCGATCATTCCGGTAGAACGCCATTCGAACTTCGGGTTACGGGCGAGGGCGATGAAAAACTTCTGCTCCTCGTTCCCCTCCTTTGTGCCCTGGGGGTAAACCTCAGACCACTTCTTCAACTTTTTCATGACTGCTCCAAGATTATTAGGCGGTTGCTTATATATGGTAGCGAAAGCCACGTCATTTTGCAAGACGTAACTAGGTAACAGGAGTCCCATGAAATACGCCAAGTTCAACAAGTTCCAGAAGAAGGAAATCAACCAGACGAAGGTGAAAAACGCCTTGTCCGGTAAGGGTGTTTTCCTCTTCAAGAACAAGTCGAAGAACGCCACTCTCACCCTGCCCCGCCCGACGGCGAGCGGCGTCCGGGTGGTCGGCCCGGAGAAAGAGTTCCAGGGCGACGATTACTACATCCAAATGGTCCGGTCCGGCGACCTGATTCTCGTCAAGGTGATCGACGACGGTCAGGCCAAGCCCGAGCCGGTCGTGGAAGCCGCCCCACAACCGTGTTGCACGGCGGTATGCGAAGTTAAGGAAGAAGAAGTGTTGAGCGAGGCCGTGGCCCCGCAGCCGAAGAAGAAACCCAAGTCCCAAAAGGAGAATACCATGTCCGAGCAGAAGTTGTTGCTGGATCAACCGGAACGAGTCACGACGAAGGGCAAGACCGAACACGTCGTTGACAAGGCTACCGGCAAGGTCAAGCTTAACGAGACTGGCAACCAGCCCCAAGAACCTGTGTTGCTCAACGAGTCGCCGAGCGATGACGGTTTCGTCGTTCTGAAGTAACTCTTAGGCCCGGTTAACACCGGGCCTATTTTTCTCCAACATTTCTCTTTTGTGTACGGATGTACACCGAATTCTCATAAATTTTCCCCTTTACACAAAGAATGCAGCGGTTATAATAGGGGTGCGTCTCGTGGTAGTTTCTCAGGCAGACCGGCTCTGTGGCAGGAGCCGGGTACTCAAGGGGAGATCGACATGGCGGACGGCATGCCCAGCTTCACCGTGACCCTCCAGCGGAAGAACGGCAAGCGGGTGGACACGGGGGTCATCCAGAACAATCTTACCCCGATCATCAACCGCAGTACATCGGGAACCCGGAGCAACTGGACGGTCAAGCCGTGCAAGGTGATCGCCCCGGTAGCTCCCGAAGGCGACGGACTCTACCTCTACAAGACCAGCCTCACCTACGAGCGGCGGACGAACCGCAACGCCGACGCCAACCGGCTCACCAACGAGATGAACGCCATCCTCGGCGTCCTTCAGGAGTCCGGCCAGAGCGGCCGGTTCGGGGACTACCCCTGGACGCTCGGCGGTCCGGCGAAGACCCACGGCTGGAAGGCCGTCGAGAACCCGAAGGCCGACGTGCCGGACGGCGGGGGCGGCGACAACGTTGATCTCAGTGAACTGGTGGACTTCGACCGGGCACTGTCCCTCGAAGACATCGAAATCCCGGACGTGCTGATTAACGGCACCGACGCCGACATCGAGAAGCACCCGGCGTTCCAGGGCATCTACGGCCGGGCGGCGCACATCCGGGTCATGTTCTCCTCCATCAAGACGATGAAGGACACCGGCGGGATGCGGCGTAACCACGTCCTGCTGCACGGGTTGCCGGGCTGTGCGAAGTCGTCGCTGTTCAAGGGCGTGCAGACGGTGCTGGGCCACGGCGGCTACCTCGCACTGAATGCAAACTCCGCAACCCGTGCGGGCATCGAGGCGATCTTCCTGCGGCGGCTCAAGCAGACCGGCGTGCCGCCCGTCGTCTTCATCGAGGAAATCGAGAAGACGCTGGAGACGATCCTGACCGTCTGGCTCTCCATGATGGACGAGCGGGCGGAAGTTCGCAAGGTGACGAACAACGAGGCGAGCCGGGCCGAAACCCGTGTGCTGTGCTTCGCCACGGCGAACGACAAGGTGCTGTTCGACAGGTTGATGGGCGGGCGTCCCGGCCACCCCGGTGCGCTGTCGAGCCGGTTCACCAAGCCCCTGTACGTCCCCCGGCCGAGCCGGGACACGATGCGGCGGATTCTCCTGCGTGACATCAAGCTTTACGGCGGAAACCCGCTGTGGGCGGACAAGGCGCTGGAGATCGCCGACGAAGTGGGGACCAACGACCCCCGCATCGTGCTGGCGTACCTCGACGGCGGGGAACGTCTCTTGACCGACAAGTACAAAGAGGATATCCTTACGATTCACCGGCTGGAGAAGGAAGACCTTAAGAAAGAGCCGGTCGAAACCAGTGAGGAATAACATGAGTCTGTGGTACGCAGTCGTCCGTGATGGGGCGGTCTTACACTTCGGTAAGGACCGCCCCGTTGCGGCTTTCGCATTCACGCAACACGAGGGTTCCACCCTCCTCTCCGTCCAGTCGCTCTGCGACCTGGAGAAGCACCTGAAGGGCGAGCAGCCCCAGGTTTCTGCCCAAAACGTGCCCGAGGCTGGCCCGACCTGCTGCGGCGGGTCGTGCGGCACCGGCGTCCGTCCGGGCTACGTCACCGCCGAGGACGACCTGCTCAACGAAGTCCGTGAGGGGTTCGATGAGGGCGTCCGGGTTGTGAAAGAAACCGTCGCCGAAGCCCTCAAGCGTCTCGGCGTCACCGACGAGCAACTGGCCGAGTTCACCGGCAAGGTGCAGTCCGGGGCCGAGCAGGTCGCCGCCAACATCAAGGCCGGTGGCGAGCAGGCCGTCGAGCGGACGAAGGACTTGGGCCAGCGGGCCGGAAAGGTGCTGGGCGGGTTCTTCAAGTCGCTTGGGGAGAAGCTGGAGGGCCAATGACCAGCATGCTAGGGCGTGTCGGTCGCTGGCGGTGGTGGTACATCATGCTGGAGAAAGAGGATGGGGACCAGTTCCCCATCCTCCGTTACGCAGAATCCATCTCTGACGCTTTACAACACGCATATCCAGGGTATTTTGAGTCAGTGCTGGTGAGAGAAGCCACTGACTTTGAAATCCGCCACAAGGGCGATTCCTTCAAGATGTGAACCTGCCCTCCTGGGCAGTGTCTTACTGCCGAAAGGAGGGCACGATGAGTACCCTGATCGTTGACGTAGTTCAGGTCGAAGAAGTCAAGAAGCACCCCGGTGCCGACCGACTCGAACTCGTTCGGGTCAAAAACTGGTGGGTCATCAGCGGGACCGGCAACTGGCAGGTCGGCCAGAAAGGCGTGTACCTGCCGCCCGATTCTGTCGTCAGTGAAGCTCTGACGGACAAGTGGGGCATCACGAAGTACACCGCCCCGCTCGCCAAGCAGATCGACGGCACCCGGCCACCGGGCCAGCGTATCCGTGCGGCCCGCCTCCGGGGTGAGCGGTCGCAGGGGTTCCTCGCCCCGCTCGACGACCAGAGCCTCCCCGTCGGGACGAGCATGGTCGAAGCCTGGGGCGTGAAGAAGTACGAGCCGCCGGTCAAGGCGATGGACGGCGATGCCGCCCCGCCCATCGGGACGTTCCACGCCTACACCGACATCGAGAACATCGGGAACTTCCCCGGCGTGCTGGTGGACGGCGAGGAAGTGATCTTCACGGAGAAGCTGCACGGCACCAACAGCCGGGTCGGGATCGTCCAGCAGCCGAACGACACGGACGGCAGCATGGAGTGGACGTTCGTCGCCGGTTCGCACGGCACCCGTCGGAAGCCGCAGAACGACAAGGGCGTGAAGTCGCTCTACTGGCTGCCGATGACCGACAACATGAAGAACCTGCTCGTGGAACTCTGTGCCCACCAGAACAACGTGGTGGTGTACGGAGAAATCTACGGACCGGGCATTCAGGACATGGCCTACGGGGTGAAGACCGCCGCCTACCGGGCGTTCGACATCGCCGTGAACGGCAAGTACCTGGATTTCGACGTGAAAGTGGAGTTGTTCAAGAAGCACGGGATCGACATGGTGCCGATCCTGTACCGTGGGCCGTTCAGTATGGACGTGCTGACGCAGCACACGGACGGCACGACGACCGTCTGCTCGGCCGAGGAGAACACCAGTAAGTTCAAGGGCCGGGAGGGCGTGGTGGTCACGCCTGTTAAGGAACGGTATTCCGAGTTGCTGCCGAACTTCGGGCGTGTTATCCTGAAGTCGATCTCGGTGGACTACCACGAGCGGAAGGGTGGGACCGAGTTCCACTAAGAAGGAGCGGCAAGGATGCCTAAGCAACAGAAGAACGTGGGTGACGACGTTGTGTTCCTGAAGCTGCTGGAGGCGGCGGAACACGCTTACAAGCACCTTGATACCTACGGCACCGTCGGCGTACTGACGCCGACGGGGGTCGTCACTGACGGGCACGAGCGTGAGATCGAGAGCCAGAAGAAGGCTTTCGATCTCCTCGTGCCCGCCATCGCTAATGCCCGCAAACTTTTCGGAGACGACTGAGATGAAGCCGACGACCCTCACCGGGATGGAAACCCTGCTCAACACCCCCTGGCTCAACGTCTACCGGATGGACTACCAGACCGGGGATGAAGGCAACGGGACGTTGAAGAAGGGTTCGTGGCTGATGGCTTCCCGCAAGAAGCTCCCGGCCCTCTCCAAGAGCTTCCAGAACATCCAACCGGACGCCGTGATCTGCATGGCCTTCGTCGCAGTCGAAGGCCAGGACGAACTCAAGCTGCTCGTCACGAAGGAGTGGCGGCACCCGATCCAGAACTTCGAGTATGGGTTCGTTGCGGGACTGATCGACGGCGACGAGGGTCCGGTCGAAGCCGCCCGTCGTGAACTGAAAGAAGAGGCCGGGCTGACGCTGGAGCGTGTGCTGCAAGTCAGCCCGCCCATCGTGTCGTCCGCCGGGCTGAGCGACGAGTCGGTGCAGATGGTCTTCTGTCTGGCGAGCGGCAAGCTCGACGTGGAAGGCCACGAAGAAGAAGAAATCATCGAGCCGATGCTACTCGACTACGAGGGCGTCAAGCGGCTCTGCGACCGGACCGACGAGTTCGAGGGCGTGGTGATCGCTGCGAAGGCGTGGCCCATGCTGTACATGATCCGGCAGATGGGCCGTATCTCAACCTCTTACATGTTGCCACCCACATGATCCGAGTAGACGTAGAAGAAGTCCGGGCACTGATCCAGAAGTACCGGGAGATGCAGAACCTCAATGTCCATGAGGTTGAGTTGTACGAGAATGGGGTGAAGGTGGACGTGCCCCAGCAGTTCAAGGACGACTGGAAGTTCTGCGGACTTGGCTTCTGCGGCTACATCGAGTACGACTTTTACAAGACAGGATTCGTGGACGAGGACGGCAACCCGTGCCCGCCACTACCGAAGGAATCGGATGACCGAAGCGGAACTCAAACAACTGGCGGTTGATGTCGTAGACGGCAAGGTCTTCGGGAGTTGGATGATTCCCGAAGACGACAAGCGTCTCCTGGCGGTGATCTTCCTGCCCCTGGCATTCAAGCAGGCGGGAGAGAAGCTGCCAGAAGACGTTTGGTGCATGTACGAGTACATCGACAAGGCGTCTAGGCACAAGGTCAAGGACTACCCGACGTTCATGACCTGCAAGTACCTGACGGGGGCGGACTGTGCCATCCTCAACCCCGCCATCCTTGCTTACCACGAGTTCAAGACCAAGTTCTTAGCCCCGACCGATGTAAGCCTGCCAGATGCGGTTGCTCAACCGGATGCGGGGGCTGTCCTCGGCCCATCCCAGGGAGTCGTAGGGGACGAGGAACCCGTAGCTTAAGACGATGCGGGTCACGTCGCTCGTGTCCATCCAGTGCTTATACAGGTTGGCCTCGAAGCAGTACAGGCCGAGTGGCTTGGCCGACAGCACGTCGTCGCCGACGTAGATGAAGTCGTCGGCTGGGCCTTCGACGCACACGTTGCACTTGTAAGTGATGTAACCCGGTTTCCCGGCGTCGTAGTGTTTGCGAATCTCGCCGCCGGGACCAATCACGATGTACTGGAAGAACATGTGTTCGTCGCTCACGCCAACGGCCCGAGCGATCCTGTGGCCCAGGTCTTTGAAGTAGACCGGCACTTCTTCGACGAGCGTGCCGTCGCCCTGGAAGCGGGTGACTTCCTTCGAGGCGTCGGTCCGGCTGAAGTCCTTCATGATCGTCCAGCCCCGAGCCGCATCGTTCACAGACTTGATGTGGTAGTTCTGGATTTCGCCGATCTGCGGCTTCTCATACGACTTGATGATCCCGACTTCATCTTGCGTGATGAAGTCGGGCTGCACGACAAACTTCATTACTGTACCTTTCCAGCGGCGATGACCTTGCGTAGCGGAATTGGCTTAAGCTTCTTGCCTTCGAGGAACGCCTTCGGGTCGGCCTCGACAACCTCACTGAATTCCTGTAGGGCTTTGATCTGTGCGTACAACTCCTCGTCTGTGCTGAAAGTGCAGAACCAATGAGTCGCCGGGAGATCGCCGGTTGCCGAAACGGGGACCGACAGGGCGGTGTGGTTGGCAAACTTGGGGATTTGCTTAGCCCGCTCCCGCACCACTTCAACCTTGTCGTTGGGTGCCAGAATACAAATAATCATGGGTAGTTCCTCCACCCGTATGTACTGGCATTTCGGACGCAATTTTAGGACAGAAGTGGTTTACAGCGGGAAAACTCCGAGGTAGACTGATCGAACTGAAACAGGGAGAAGACATGAAGAAGGACAGTCTCGGCGACCGCATGAAGGGCTACGAGTTCCAATACTCAGGCCAACAACTCCTTCCGCTCATTCCCATCGTGGCCCGGATGGACGGCAAGGCGTTCCACACCTTCACTGCGGGTCTGAAGCGGCCGTTCGACGAGCGGCTGTCCCGGCTCATGGTGGCGACCACCAAGTTCCTCGTCCAAGAGACGAACGCACGGGTCGGTTACACCCAGAGCGACGGTGCGACACGAGGTCGCTGAACTGAAGTGGAGGTAACTCCAAGGTTTGTGTTAAACCTTTTCCCCATCCCACATGCGTCTCTGGCAACGGAGGCGTGTGAAGCTGGGAGCAAGAATGCCCAACGGCGAGTACCCAAATTGCGGGAGAAAGCCGGGGCGGGGGAAAGACTGCTACGGTAAGCGAAAGCGAAGTTCCATTTGAAGCGTCGTGATGAGTAGGCTCGGCAATGCAATTGACGCCGGGTTATCTGGGATCACAGAAGGGCTGGCTGTCTTCGTCTGGCAACGGCCAGTAACACCCCTCCGATCCCCGGCGTATAGGAACTACCTACGGCAGTCGTACCTTCGGTTCTGCGGAACGTGTTAAGCCTGTTGGGGTCTTGAAGGTTTCGGCCCGAAAGCAAGTGAAGCGTGAGCAACACTGGACTCCCCAGCAGGTAAAGGATGTCGGATCAAGCGAATGCCAGCAGCCGAAAGGCAACGGGAATCCATAACCGGCTGGATAGGGTAATGCCCGACCCGAAAGGGTGCTGAATTCCGACAGGTGATCGGACGGAAGATTTCAAGGGAAGGAGGGATAAATGGAGAACGAAAAGCAAAGCGTAAGTTCCCAGCAAAAGTGCGACTGGAACAGCATTGACTGGTCCCACGTCGTCACTTTTGTACGCCGCCTTCGCCAAGAGATTTTCCGTGCCGCCAAAGAGGGAAACCTCAAGAGGGTGCGAAGTCTTCAGCATGTTATGCTGCGGAGCTACGAGAACCGCTGTCTGGCGGTTCGACGGGTGACGCAGTTGAACAAAGGGAGGACGACGCCGGGGGTGGACAAGATCGTTGTCAAAACCCCCGAAGCAAGGGGACGCCTCGTGGACGAGTTGGCTGAATACCAACTCGCCAAGAAGTGTCCCGCACGACGGATTTATATACCGAAAGCCAACGGCAAGCTCCGTCCTTTGGGCATCCCTGACATCACGAACCGTGCTGTTCAGGCGATGGTGCTTAACGCACTGGAACCGTTCTGGGAAGCGAAGTTCGAGGACTCGTCCTACGGTTTCCGACCGAAACGCTCTTGCCAAGATGCCATCGCTCGCATCTTCAAACTCACCAGCCAAGGTGGGAAATTGTGGGTGCTGGACGCTGACATCAAGGGAGCCTTCGACAACATCGACCACGACAAGCTGATGCAGTTGATCGGGAATTTTCCCGCAAGGGAATTGATCCGGCAATGGCTGAAGGCGGGTTACGTCGAATTCGACGGCAGCTACCACGACACCCATGCGGGTACGCCGCAAGGTGGAGTGATTAGTCCCTTGTTGGCGAATATCGCTCTTCACGGAATGGAGGAGGTTCTGGGCGTCAAGTACCGGAAAAACACCCGCAAGGGGACCGGGAAGACCACCTACGAACTGGCTCCGAACTCGGTTGGGCTGGTCAGGTACGCCGACGACTTCGTGGTGTTGTGTCACTCCAAGGAGGAAGCCGAAGCAATTCGGGCGAAGCTAGTTGTCTGGTTGAAGGAACGTGGTCTGGAACTCTCTGAGGAAAAGACCCGTATCACCCATCTGGACGAAGGTTTCGACTTCCTTGGGTTCAACATCAGGAGGTACAAGACGCTGACCTCGAAGAAGGGCGACAAGCTCTTCATCAAGCCCAGCAAGAAGTCCGTGAAGGCCATCAAGCAGAAGCTGAAGGAAACCTTCCGCAAGTATGACGGGCGACCTTTGGAAGAACTGATCTCCAGAGTGAACCCGATCATCCGTGGGTGGTGCAACTACTTCCGATGCTCGGTGGCGTCCCGAACTTTTGACGGCCTCGACAACTATCTGGTCCAACTGCAATACCGTTGGGTCAGGCGGCGTCACGCCAACAAGAGTTGGGGGTGGCTGAAGCGGTATTGGGGGAACTACCGGAAGGGTGCAAAATGGGTGTTCGGCACGTCCGAATGCTACATGATGAAACCTTCTTGGGTTCTCATCAAGAGGCACGTTGTTGTCCAGCGGTTCGCCTGCTGGGACGACCCCGCCCTTGAACAGTATTGGGAGGAGCGGGACGCTGAAAAGGCGTCCGACCTCTTGACTGTCAAGAAGCGTCAGGTCGCCAAACAACAGAACTTCTTGTGTCCTGAGTGCGGCGAAAGCCTCAACAACGGCGAGGAGTTACATGAGCATCATGTGAAGCCTCGTTCGGAAGGTGGGGACGACAGCCTCGCAAACCTCCGCATTCTTCACTTGTACTGCCATCTGGCAAAGCACGGGAAGAAGGCGTGATTGGTGGCTAAGCCGATTGCTTGAGCCGTGTGAAGGGAAACTTACACGCACGGTTCTTAGGGGAGGGCGGGCAGCGATGTTCCGCCCTTACCCGACAAATCTCGCTCGTGTGGTACTCCGACGAGATCGACGCCGAACACTTCTTCGACGCCAAGTTGTTGAAGATGACTTCCGTGTTGGCGTCGATGACCACGGCGTTTTTCAACCGCAACCTGAAGGACTACCTCCCAGAGAAGGCCGACCGGATGCCCCTGTTCGACGCACGGGTGTACAACGTGCCGACGGATTGGGAGGCGACCAACTACCTGATCTGGCGGGAGATGGATGCCACCCGGAACAGCGTCAGCATGGCGGCTCAGTCGATGTTCTCGCACAAGGAGTTGCAGAACAAGTCGAGCAGCATGATGCAGGAGATGATGTTCCAGACCCACGGGGTCAACTGGAACAACTACCCGGACTTCTTCAAGCGGGGCACCTACCTCGCTCGACGGAAGACCGAGCGGCCGTTCAGCACCGAGGAGTTGGACAAGCTCCCGCCGATGCACGCCGCCCGGAAGAACCCGAACCTCACCATCACCCGTCAGGAAGTGGTGGCGTTGGACATCCCGCCGCTCAAGCGGATCGCCAACCGGGAAGAGGTAATGTTCGAGGGGGCCACCCCGGTTCTCAAAACGGAGTCGGAACCAGTTACTCAGGAGGAGTGAGATGCTGTTCGCAACCTACGGGTCCGGCGGGGTCATGAACTCGCCGGACTTCTGGATGGGGATCGTCTGCGGGATTCTGGGAACCGTCATCGTCGGCTGTCTCTGTCTGAACAAGTTGGTGAAGACAACGAACGCCAAGACCGAAGACGACCAGAAAAACACCTACTGGTGGAACGAGGGCAAAAAGCCCGACTTCGACAAGGACTACCAGGATTGAGGGCAGGATGCTCAAGTCGCAAGCGTTAGAAGTCATCAACACCAAGATCACTGCATGTAACAAGTGCAGTGGTCTTTCGGAGTACCGGAATCACTTCGAGTACAAATACGTCCCCGGCGAGGGCCACCCGAACGCCGACATCCTTATCCTCGGTGAAGCTCCGGGAGAGGACGAGGCGTGGTCCGGGCGACCTTTCGTCGGTAAAGCCGGTCAGCTTCTCGACAAGCTCATCGCCGCCGCAGGGTGGAAGCGGGAACACATCTTCATCTGCAACATCCTCAAGTGCCGCCCTCCGTTCAACCGGACGCCCACGAAGGAAGAAGCGGCCAACTGCCGCCCGTTCCTCGATCTCCAGATCAAGGTCGTTGACCCCAAGTGGATCATCTGTCTCGGCAAGACGGCATCGATCTACCTGCTGGGCAAGCCAGAGGAACGGTCGATGGGTAGTTTGCGTGGTGAACACGAATACAAGGGGAAGCGGGTCATTTGCACCTACCACCCCTCGTATTTGTTGAGGACGCCCGCAGCGAAGGCCGACGTGTGGGCGGACCTGCAACCCGTGATCCTGGCGATGCGTGAGGCGGCTGAAAAAGCTGCTTTACAACCCGAAGCACCACTGTAAAATCCTGGTGAACAGACCGAACCTTTACCGGAGGCTGACATGGCGAACAAGGCACACCTGATCGTGATCGACCCGCAGAACGACTTCTGCGACCCGAAGGGGGCACTCTACGTCAACGGGTCCGACAAGGACATGAACCGGCTGGCGACGATGGTCGGGCGGCTGCGGGACAAGCTGCACGACATCCACGTCACCCTCGACAGCCACCAAGCGATCCACATCGCCCACCCGGTCTTCTGGAAGAACTCGGCCGGGCAGCACCCGAACCCGTTCACGATCATCTCCGCTGCCGACGTGCGGAACGGGACGTGGACGACCAGCAAGCCGGGCCTGTACAAGCGGGCGCTCGCCTACGTCGAGGGGCTGGAGAAGAACAGCCGCTACCCGCTGTGCATCTGGCCCCCGCACTGCCTGATCGGGTCGTGGGGGCACGGGGTCTGGCCCGCCCTGTACGAGAAGCTGATGGACTGGTCGAACCAGCGGTTCGGCAGCATCGACTTCGTGACGAAGGGCAGCAACATCCTGACCGAACACTACTCGGCGATCCAGGCCGACGTGCCGGACCCGAGCGACCCAGGCACCCAGATCAACACCGGGTTCCTCCAGACCGTGAACGAGGCGGACATCGTGCTGCTCGCCGGGGAGGCCGGGAGCCACTGCCTCGCCAACACCGGCCGGGACATGGTGAACTACTTCCCGGACGACAGCTTCGTGAAGAAGCTCGTCCTGCTGACCGACGCCACGTCGCCGGTCCCTGGGTTCGAGAAGAACCAGGACGACTTCATCAAGGAGATGGTGGCCCGTGGCATGAAGACCACGACCACGACGGACTTCCTGGCGTAACCCAACACCCACGGGGCGGGAAACCCGCCCCTTCACTCAAACAAGACACAGGAGAATACCATGCCCCTCGTAGGCGACGACGACCTGGAGAACTTCAACATCCCGAACTCGCACTACGGATTCTCCGCTGCGAAGATCGGCGATCTCCAGGCGACCGAGTACACCCTGGCGACCGTCGTGTTCGACGAGTCCGGTTCGACGGCCGGGTTCGCCGGGGAGATGGAGAAGGCCACGCAGGAGATCGTGAAGTCCTGCCGCCACAGCCCCCGTGCCGACAACCTGATGCTCCGCACCGTCGTGTTCGGCACGAAGATGAGCGAGTTCCACGGGTTCAAGCTGCTCGAAAACTGCAACGTGGCCGACTACCAGGGCTTCTACGGGAAGTCCGGCAACGGGGCGACGACCGCCCTGTTCGACAGCAGCCACAACGCCATCAAGGCGTCGAACGCCTACGCCAAGCAACTGTCGGCCAACGACTTCCTGTGCAACGGGATCGTGTTCGTCATCACCGACGGTGACGACAACGCCTCGCTGCTCACGGCGGTCAACGTCGGCGAGGCGCTGAAGGAGGCGGTGCAGTCCGAGGCGATGGAGTCCCTGGTGGCGATCCTGATCGGGGTGAACGTCAACGACCCCCGGCTGCACGCCTACCTGACCGAGTTCGCCCAGAAGGCCGGGTTCACCCCGGTCAAGGTCAAGGACGCCAGCGGGAAGGAGACGGAAGTCCCCTACCTGTCGCTGAACGACGCCAGCGAGAAGACCCTGGCGAAGCTGGCGAAGTTCGTCAGCCAGTCGATCAGCAGCCAGTCCCAGGCGCTCGGCACGAAGGGGCCGAGCCAGAGCCTCGTGTTCTAACACGGGGTCTTAACCAGGAAAGCGCAAGCCGTGGAGAAATCCACGGCTTACTTTTTTGCCCGAAGATGGTATCATGGGATAACAAGAGGAGAAAGCCATGACAACGGAATACATCGACCCGGAATGCAAGATCATCCCGTCCATCTTGGACAACGACTGGTACAAGTTCCTGATGGGCAACGCCGTCTTTCAGGAATACCCGGACGCCCAGGTGACGTACAAGTTCATCGACCGGGGCAGCACCCGGCCCGACGGCTTCAAGCACGGCGTCATCCCTTACAAGCTCCAGCAGGCCATCAAGAGCATGGCGAAGCTGAAGTTGGAAGACCACGAACTCGCCTACCTCTCCAACCTCGGCTTCCCGAGGAACTACATCGACTTCCTCCAAAACTTCTTCTACAACCCGGAAGAGGTTGCCATTGGTGAAGACCCGCAGGGCAACCTGAAGATCACCGTGTCCGGCCCGTGGAAGACGGCGATCATGTGGGAAGTTCCACTACTCGCCCTCGTCAGCGAGTTGACCTTCGCCGCCGAAACGACCAACCTGAAGCGAAAGACCGGATCGCTGGTCGCCGGTTACGCCGCCGCCCAGGGGGCGAAGGCGACGTTCATGGGCGAGTGCAAGTTCTCTGAGTTCGGCACCCGTCGTCGTCGGAGCTTCGAGATTCAGGACGCCGTGGTCGCCGAGTTCAAGAAGCACAACAACTGCCTCGGCACGAGCAACGTCTACCTCGCCAAGAAGTACAACATGGCCCCGCTGGGCACCGTCGCCCACGAGTGGTACATGGGCGTCTCAGCCCTCGAAGGGCTGAGCCACGCCAACAAGCACGCCCTCAACCTGTGGCTGAAGCACCTGCCGCTCGGCTTGCCGAAGCTCGCCCTGCCTGACACGTTCGGCACGGACGTGTTCCTGCTGGACTTCGACAAGCACTTGGCAAATGAGTACGACGCCGTGCGGCAGGATAGCGGCTGCCCACGGGCGTTCGCCAACAAGATTCTCAGCCACTACCGCAAGCTGGGGATCGACCCCAAGACGAAGGGGATCACGTTCAGCGACGGCCTGAACGCCGGGCAGGCGGTCGAACTGTACGATCTCTACAAGAACTGCTTCAAGTCCGTCGGAGCGGGGATCGGGACGAACTTCACCAACGACTTCGTTCCCTTCGGCGGCACGAAGGCGATGAATATCGTCATGAAGCTGGCGACCGTCAACGGGATGCCGGTGGTGAAGATCAGCGACGTGGACACGAAGGCGACCGGCGACCCCGAAGCCGTCAAGGTGGCGAAATGGACATTCGCCAAGCGGCTTGGCCTAAAGAGAGACTTGTAAGACTACATTATGCCAGGGAAGGCACAATGACCGTAACAGAAGAAATCATCATCAAAACGCCGGAGCAGATCGAGGGTATCCGAAAAGCATGTAAGCTGACGGCCCAAACCCTCGATTTCATCCGGCCACACGTTGTTCCAGGCGTCAGCACGGAGGCGATTAACCAACTCGTCATCCAGTTCACGCAGGATCACGGCGGCACTCCGGCCACGCTCAACTACCGTGGCTACCCGAAGGAGTGCTGCATCTCCATCAACGAAGTCATCTGCCACGGCATTCCTTCAGAGACAACCATTCTGAAGGAAGGTGACATCGTGAACGTGGACGTGTCCACGATCCTCGACGGCTACTTCGGCGACACGTCCACGATGTTCGCCGTCGGGCCGATCAGCCGTCACGCCGCTCAGGTAATGGAAGTCGCCAAGAAGTGCCTGGAAGTCGGCATTAAGGAAGTCCGACCGGGTAACTACTTCGGCAACATCGGTTTCGCCATCACCAAGTACGCACTGACTCACGGCCACTCCGTCGTGTACAACTTCGCCGGTCACGGGGTCGGGTTGAAATTCCACGAAGCCCCGGAAGTCAATCACTACATGACAAAGAAGAATCACGGCCCGGTCATGAAGCCGGGTATGATCTTCACCATCGAACCGATGATTAACGCCGGTACGCCGCACTGTCGGATCGACGCCGACAATTGGACGGCTCGGACGGCGGACGGTAAGCTATCCGCTCAGTACGAACACACGGTTCTCGTTACTGAGAAAGGCGTGGAGATTTTGACCCTGCCCTGATTTACAACTACGCTCCCAACGGTATCCTAGTGTCAAGGAGGACATCATGGACAAGTTCGGCTTTTTCCGCATTGCGGCCGTTTCGCCCAGGGTCTACGTCACCGACCCGGCGATGAACGCCAAATCCATCATCGAAGCGGCACAGGCCCAAGCCGACGCCGACCTGATCGTCTTTCCCGAACTCGCCGTCACCGGCTACACCTGCGGCGACTACTTCGGCCACAAGCACCTGATCGACGCCGCCGAACAGGCCGTCATCGAACTCTGGAAGCACCTGCCGACCACGCCCCTCGTCTTCGTGGGCTGTCCGGTCCGGGTGGAAGGTGCGCTTTACAACTGTGCCCTGGCGTTCCAAGACCGGAAGCTCATCGGCATCGTCCCGAAGACGTACATGCCGAACTACGGCGAGTTCTACGAGGGCCGTCACTTCTCGCCCTGGAATGCGAACTGTCCGACCGAAGTCTACTTCGCAGGCGGGGTCATCCCGTTCGGCCCGGACCTGATGTTCGCCGACGACCGACGGCCGGGCCACGATGTCCGCATCTTCGCCGAAATCTGCGAAGACATGTGGATGCCCATCCCGCCTTCCTCCCACGCCGCCATCCACGGGGCGCAAATTCTCGTCAACCTCTCGGCCAGCAACGAACTCGTCGCCAAGAGCGAGTACCGGATGGACTTGGTGAAGAACCAGTCGGCCCGGTGCGTGGCGGCTTACGCCTACTCTTCGGCCGGTTCCACCGAAAGCAGCAGCGATGTCGTGTTCGGCGGGCACTGCATCATCGCCGAGAACGGCAACCTGCTCAACGAGTCCAAGCGGGTCGGCAAGGGGCTGAAGTACAAGGAAGTCGCCTACGCCCGTGCCGACGTGGACTTGATGAAGCTCAACAACGACCGGGCGAAGTCCAACACCTTCACTCAGTCGAGGCGGCACGACTACCACCAGTACCGCCACATCCCGGTCTGGTTCCAGGTCACGGAGACGCCCAGGACGGACCTGCTGCGGTACGTCGCCCCAGCCCCGTTCGTGCCGAGTGACCCGACCACGCTTCAGGCCCGCTGCTCGGACATCTTCGGCATTCAGACGCACGGTCTGTGCAGGCGGATCGAACAACTCCAGCCGAGTACGCCGCTTGTCATCGGCGTCTCCGGTGGCCTGGACTCCACGCTGGCCCTGCTGGCGGTGGTCCGTGCCTGCGACGAGTTGGGCATCCCGCACACCCGAATCCACGGGGCAACGATGCCGGGGTTCGGTACGACCGAGCGGACGAAGGGGAACGCCCTGGAACTGATGCGTCTGCTGGGCATCACGCAGTCCACGATGCCGATCACGCACCTGACCAGCGACGTGATGACGCTGATCCGTCATGCCCCATTCGGTCAGGAACAGCCTTACGGCTACGGGATGTTCCAGTGGATCAACAAGCTCATCGAAGAGACGCCCGCCGAAGAACTGAAAGACCTGACGTTCGAGAACGTCCAGGCCCGTCTGCGGACCCTGTTACTCTTCTCGAAGGGGTTCGTGGTCGGTACGGGTGATCTCTCGGAGGCGGCTCTGGGGTGGTGTACCTACAACGGCGACCACATGAGCAACTACAACCCGAACTGCACCGTGCCGAAGACGCTCGTGAAGTTCGTGGTCAAGTACATCGCCGACGAGTGCATCGACGACTTCGTGATAGAGGGCGGTAACGAGAAGCGGGACAAGCTCGCCAGCGTCCTCTACGATATCGTGGCAACGCCTGTATCCCCGGAACTTCTGCCGGTGGGTAAGGACGGCCAGCACGTCCAGAAGACGGAGAGCGTCCTGGGGGCGTATGAACTCCACGACTTCATCCTGTTCAACTTCCTGCGGAACCAGTTCCCGCCGGAGAAGATCGCCTACCTCATGACGAAGGCGAAGTTCTCGATAGACTACACCGAGGGCGAGAAGAAGAACGCCCTGCGGACGTTCCTGGCTCGGTTCGTTCAGAACCAGTTCAAGCGGAACTGTGTCCCGGACGGCCCGAAGGTCGGTTCTGTCGGCCTGTCGCCACGGGGCGACTGGCGTGCCCCGTCTGACGTGTTACCCGCACTGTGGCTCTCTGGAGTTCCTGAATGAACGCCGACGCCTTCTACACCATCGGTTCGACGCACGCAGTCTGCCAGGACTACGCCCTGTCGGGTTTGACTGAGGACATGGCCTACGCAGTGATCTGCGACGGCTGTTCCTCGGCCCCGGACACGGATTGGGGCGCACGGTTGCTGGCGAAGTCCGCCGAACTCTCGCTGAAGCGGACCGGGGGTGTAATCGGTGAAGCGGTGTTCAAGGCCGCAGACCTGCACCGGCACGGTCTGGAACTCGATCCGAACTCGCTCCTGGCGACTCTGGGGTGGGTGACGATGAGGAAGAACGATCCGAACTTCGGCGGGTGCCTGTACGGTGACGGCAACATCATCGCCCGTCACCGCAGCGGCAAACTCCAGGTCGTGACCGTCGAGTTCACGTCGGGCGGACCGTACTACTTGAAGTACGGCTTCACCCCCGGCGACCGGGAGGAGTACCTGAAGAAGCTCGGCTGGGGGAAGTTCGTCGTCACGACCATTGACGACGACGTGAGTGTCAACGAGATGGGTATCGAGTACGGGTTGAGCGGATGGGCGTTCTCCTTCTCCCGTGCCGAGTACGACATGGTGGCCCTCATCACCGACGGGCTGAGCCACTTCACCGAGAAGGTGAAGAACGCAACCTCGATCACGAAGAACACGGTGGAGATCGACTCCATCCTGAACGAAGTGATGGCTTTCAAGGGTTACGCTGGGACGTTCGTTCGCAGGCGTTGCCACAAGGCGTTCGAGAAGTTCAAGGAATACAACTACATCAACGAAGATGACTTCGGAATAGGAGTGGTATATGACGGATAAGACCAGGACGGTCGCAGTTCTAGGCACGGCAGCCGACCCGCCGACTATCGGACACCAGCAACTCATGTGTCTGGCTCGCCCGCACTTCGACGAAGTGTGGGTGATGCCCTGCTACAAGCACATGTTCGGCAAGGTCATGTCTGACCCGTTCCATCGGCTTCGCATGTGCGAACTGATGGTGGATCATCTCGGCCCGTGGGCCAAAGCCAGCGACTTCGAGATCAAGCACCAGCTTCAACTCCCGACGATGGGGGTCTACGAACTGCTGCGGGATGCTTATCCGCAGTATCAATTCCACCTGATGATCGGGATGGACAACGCCCTGAAAATCGAGAAGTGGGTTGGCTATCCTGCTTTACTGGACGTGGTGCCGTTTGTAGTATTTGACAGAGCCGGTTACACCCGTGGTAACGAGTGGTGGCATCGCCCTCCCCACAAGTACCTCGCCGGTGCGAACCTGCAAGTGGCGTCTTCTGACTTCCGCCGGATGTACGAGGCACACGACCCGGAGGCAGCCAAGCTTGTCCTCCACGACACTTACCTCTACGTCCAGGCAAACAACCTCTACTGAGGGCACGATCTTGGACACGACGAAGCGAGAATCGGCGACGGCTCTGATCCACAAGATGTTCGAGGAGAACGAGAACATCTCCTTCGAGGAGATGGTGCGGCAGTTCAAGGAGAAGCACCCGACCCGGATGGACGTGCCGAACAACCAACTCTTCCAGTACGCCCGGAAGACGTGGCGGGACAAGAAGGCGAAGGCCAAGCCGCTCGCCAGCCCGGCCCACGCCCACGGCACCCCGGCGGCGACGGGGACGGTTCAGCCGGTCAAGAAGAAGCCGGGGCCAAAGCCGAAGAAGAAGCTGGTCATCAAGCAGGCGACGGTCATCCCCGGCACGCCCCCGGAGAGTCCGGTCGGCGGGATGCTGGAGAAGCTGGAAGCCGACCTGGACAAGCTGATCGCCACGGCTGGCGAGTTCAAGGACAAGGACGTGGAAGCCATGAGCCGGAAGATGCGGCGTCAGGTCAGCAGCCGCATCCTGGCCCTGGAAGAAGTCAAGTAACCCGAGGGCAACATGAAGCTCACTCTCAAGGGGAAGCGTCTCGAAGTGAACCTCGACAAGAGGAACTTCCTCGCCAAAGGCGGGGAAGGTGAGGTTTACTCGAAGGGCGGCGTGGTTTACAAAGTCTGCGAACCGGGGAAGATGATCCCGGAGCAGAAGTTCAAGGAACTCGCCGTCCTCGACGAGCCGCACATCATTCGGCCGGAAGACATCCTCGTGGACACGAAGGGCGTCGATGTCGGGTACACGATGAAGCTCGTGCCCGACGCCTACACCCTCTGCCAGTTGTTCACGAAGGCGTTCCGCACCCGGAACAACGTCACCCCGGACATGGTGCTGAAGCTGGTCCGCCAGATGCAGGCGACCACCGGCTTCATCCACTCGAAGAAGGTTCTGCTCGTAGACCTGAACGAGTTGAACTTCCTTCTGGACGCTCCCCTTGAGAACGTGTTCTTCATCGACGTGAACTCGTACCAGACGCCGAGCTACCCGGCCACGGCGATCATGGAGTCCATCCGGGACCGCCACTGTAACAACAAGTTCACTGAAGGAACGGACTGGTTCTCGTTCGCCGTCGTCACGTTCCAGATGTTCATCGGGATTCACCCCTACAAGGGGAACCACCCGAAGTTCACGGACAAGAACACGGCGATGGACGGCCGCATGAAGGCCAACATCTCCGTCCTCAACCCCGACGTGACCTACCCGAAGGCCGTCTGCCAGCCGCTCTCCGTCATCCCAGACGTGTACCTGAAGTGGTACGAGGCCGTTCTGGACCGTGGGATGCGGGTGCCGCCGCCGTTCGATCTGGTCGCCAAACTCGCCGTCATCACGACCGTCAAGACGATCAAGGGCAGCAACAACTTCGACATCGAACTGCTGCGGGAGTTGGACGAGGAGATCGTCGGCTACCGCTACAGCCAGGGCACGGAAGTGGTGCTGTGCCAGGGATGCGCATATGTGAACGGCAGACGTGTCGCACTCGCACACCCCGTCCAGATCGGATTCCTGGGTGCTACCCCGCTGGCCGTGTGGACCGATCACGGCACGCTGAACATCCAGAACATCCTGACGGGCGACAAGATTCCCATTACCTGCAACGCCGAGAAGGTGTTTACCTCTGGCGACCGGGTGTACGTCCTCCTCGGCGGGAACGTTCTGGAACTTACCTTCACTGGTCTGGGAAGTAAAGTTCTCGCCGGGACCACTGTCGTTGGGACATACATCCCACAGTCCACGAAGGTTTTCGAGGGCTGCTTGATCCAAACCCTGTTCGACGCCACGATTGCGTCGATCTTCCCGAACAGCCGGGAGAACCGGCAGATCGCCATCAAGGAGCTTAACGGGCTTCAGGTGGTGGACGCCCGCTACCACAACCGGCTGTTGGGCATCATCACCGTGGACCGGACGGGCAAGTACGCTCGCCACACGCTGCGGTTCGCTGCCGACTGGAGCTACGAGATCAGGACCGTCTCGGACGTTTCCGTGCCCTCCCTGAACTTCGTAGGGCTTCCAACGGGCATCGGCGTGCTGATGAATGAGCAGGAAAACGTCGAGATTTTCCGTGTCGATCATCCGAGCGTCAAAGAGATCGACGATCCGGTGACGGAAGGCGACATGATCTTGACCGCTCGGGACTCCCAAGTCATGTTCTTCCAGGGCAAGAAACTCTATTCGATCAAGGTCAGAAAGTAGGAGCGAGAAGGGAATTTCTCAGGATTCGTGGTGAACTTCTCAACCGCCTGGAGCGTCATAGAGGTAGTTGAGAAGCAGACCCACCCGAGTTGGAAAGCAGGATGCTCACTTCCGACCACAAAGTACGACGCCGAGCGGGACATTCCGCTCGGCGTAGTCATTTCCCAGCGTTGGGCGACTTGCTCAGGCCACGACTTTCAGGCGTCGGCACTGCAACAGGTGTTCGACGGCCTCTTCTTCGGTCACATACTCGGCGAAGGTGTACTGGTCGCACGGGCAGTCATCTTCGCAGCACGAGCCGTGCTGGTACTGCCGATACATTTGCCCGTTCGGCAAACGTGTCAGCTTGCTGCCGTGTTCTGACTTGAGATGGCCGCATTCGCAGCGTTCAGCCACCACAAGTGCCTGCTTCGCCCTGGAGTAGAACGGAAACGTGGTCCCCACAGCAAACCCCCGGCTTTTTCTGGGAGTTTTGGCCTGAAGTTGCCCCATCCTGGGGTTTCAGACCTCGGTTCATCGTCCTTGAAACCTCAACCCGACACGATTCGGATTGAGGCCGGACAGGAGGAGGCCGGGGAAGGCGTACCCTCAAGCATCCATTTCATCCTGTCCATCCCCGTCCCGTCAAGGGAAATTATCACTTTTTCCAAAGTGACCGGGGTAGTCCCTACGCACTGCACTTACTTGCAGATACCGTACCCTAGAGGCCGGTCTTAACGGATTTCCACAAATTCCTGAGAACTCGCTGAGAACCCGCCTGCGTCTGTAGGGATAATCTGCGAATAGGGTGCCTTGCGGCCAAATTTGATCGGAAAACTTTTACTTCGGTCCCCGTTTGAGAGGCACCTTTTTGAGCTTTTCGACGTGGCGGTCTGGGACGTTCTTCAGTTTGTCCATCGCATCCTTCACCAGCTTGGTCAACTCGCTAGGGTTGTCGGACTTCAGCAGGGTGGAGGCGTGCTTCTTGAAGGAAACGGACTTGTTGAGCGTGTTGTAGTGCCCAGGCGTCATGACGAACGCCTTGTGGTGCGGGTTCCAAGACAGAACCACGACCCACTCACCGTCGTCCCAATTCCGGGTTGAGACGAGGATACGGATCAAGCCGTCGTCGAAGACCTGCTTGACGTGGAAGTCGGCTTGCTTCAGTGCAGCCGAAACGAAGCCCAGGGCGATCTTCGCATACCCGTCCAGTACCTCCGGCAGCTTCGTGCGGAAGTTCACTTCGACCGAGTAGCGGGTCGTCCCCTCGCTCAGTTCTGCGTTATCCAGCCAATCACTAAATGTACTCATCCTACGGGTATATAGACGTATCAAGGAGGTTTCCCGTCTATGGCACTCGTCTGGGTTGAAGGTTTTGAAAACTACACGCAAAGCTCGGACTTCACGGCCCGTGGCTACACGATTAACGGCACGAACTTCCAGTTCGGACAGACCGGCAGGCTCGGCACCGGCACGTCCTGCTATTTCGCCGACGACCGCATTCTGACCACACCGGACAACATCCTGGCTTCCCCCACGGTTATTACCGGCTTCGCCTACAAGATCGACGACCAGAACACGCAGAACGTCGGCAGCGGCTTCCTGCTCTACTTCTATAACGCCACGACACTGCAACTCACTATCTCGTTGACGCAATCGGGCCACTTCTTCGCTTCTAGGGCGGGTGGCACCCTACTCGGAAGCATCGGGACCATCGGCGTCCCGAACAACGGGACTTGGTTCTGGGTTGAGGCAAAGGTAGTGATTAACAGCAGCACCGGCTCGGTGCTGGTCAAGGTCAACGGCCAGACCGTGTTGAACCTGACCAACGTGAACACGCAGCAAGCGGCTTCTGCGAACGTGACGAAGGTCGCCCTGGCAGCCGACAACTTCCCCGGCTGGTTCGACGACTGGTACATCGCAGACAACACCGGGAGCTTCAACAACGACTTCCTCGGCTCGATCAAGGTTCTGACCAGCAACCCCATCGGCAACGGCTCGACGAACCAGTGGACGCCCGTCGGTGCGGCGAGCAACTACCAGTGCGTAGACGAGACGGCCGTCGCCAACGGTAACACCGACTACGTTGAAGACAGCACCGCAGGGCACGTTGACCTGTACGACGTGACCAACGTGCCGACCGGCCTCTCGGGCAAAGCCGTGTGGGTCGAGTGTTCGGCGGAAAAGACGATTGCGGGCACCCGGCAGATCAGACTCCAGGCCCACTCCAGTGCGTCGGACGCCACGAGCGGCGTCCTCAGTCCCACTCAGTCGGTCTACGGCTATTTCGGTTACGCCTTTGATAAAGACCCGAACGGCAACATCGACTGGACGGGCACGAACATCAACGCAGCCGAGTTCGGCGTGAAGCTGGAGGCATAATGACACTACTGCTCGCAGACGGATTCGACACTTACACCACGAACGCCGACATGAAATCGACTTGGCAGGTTTCCAACGGCGGCGTCACCGTTGCGCAAACGGGCCGATTCAGCGTGGGGTCGTCGATCCGCATCCCATTCGGCCGGTACATCGCCTACCCTCTGGACAACACCCCGACCACGCTCATCGTTGGGTTCGCCATGTACCCCACGATCATCCAGCGGGACAACCGGACTTTCCTTCGGCTGTTGAGCCAGACGGCGGGTGTTTTGTTCCAGTTCCAGTGGTTCGACACCAGTCCGAGATTCACCGTCGGTTCCACGACCTACAGCCCCGCACCAACCTTAATCAATGAAGGTTGGCACTATTTCGAAGTCAAGTTCATCGTCAGTGCAACCGTGGGGCGGGTAGTGGTGCGCATCGACGGGTCACAGGTGATCGACACGGGGAACGTGAACACCGGCACGACCGGGGTCGGTTCGGTCCGGTTCCTCGGTTACGACGACGTGAGGTTCAGCGGCAACCTCTTCGACGACATCTACATCTGTGACGGCAACGGGAGTACGAACAACGACTTCCTCGGCCCGTGTAAAGTAAGATACTTCCTGCCGACGGCCAACGGCGACACGAACAACTGGACCGCCAGCACCGGGTCGAACTACCAGTGCGTTGACGACACGCCGCCTTACAACACAACCGACTACGTTTCGACAACAGGCGTGGGTAACAAGGATAACTACACCTTCCAGACGGTCAGCAACTTCGCCGACATCAAAGGCGTAGCGGTATATCTGGTCGCAATCCAGACTGACGTTGAACTGAAATCAATCCGGGCGATTGCGAAATCCGGTGGGGTCGAGGCCACCGGGTCGGCCCAGCAGACCTTTAACAGCTACTACCCGCACCTGACCGTGTTCGAGACGGACCCGAGTACGTCGGTGGCGTGGACGCAGAGCGGGGTCAATGCGGCTTACTTTGGCATCAAACTGGAGTCATAATGGCACTATTGTTTATGGACGGCATGGACTACACGTCCGTTGCCAACGCAGCCCAGAAGGGTGTTTATCTACTCAGCCCGATCACCGGCCAGACGCCTCGTATCTCCGGGACGGGGAGTTCCATCAAGTTCCAGACGGACTGCGAGTGGAAGTCCCCGATGGGGCTTTGGAACGAGGCCACGACCGTCGGGTTCGGGGCGGGTTGGTACTGCGGATCGAGCGGCTTGCAAAACGACCACGTTTGGTGGTTCAACTCGTCGAACACCGGCAACCAGATCACGATCTCAACCAAAGCGTCGGGCGTTCTGTATGTGACCCGTGCTGGTACGCAGCTTGGCAGCGACGTGGCTTTTGCGTTGGACACTTGGCACTACATCGAATGCAAAGTCGTCATCGCCTCGGGCACCAGCGGGTCGGTTGTTGTGAAACTGGACGGCCAGACAGTCTTAAACCTGACCGGACAGAACACACAGGCCCAGGGCACCGGCACCGGGGTTTCTCAACTCCGGTTCCTATCGTCGGCGAACAACAACTTCCTCGACGATCTGGTGATGTGGGACACGACCGGATCAGTGAACAACGACTTCATGGGCGACGTGAAGGTCTACCAGTTGTTGCCTCGGGCCAACGGCGACGTGAATAGCTGGACCGCCAGCACCGGGTCGAACTACCAGTGTGTTGATGAAGCCACGCCGAACGACGACACGGACTATGTGGAAACATCGACGGTCAGCAACGCCGACCGCTACTTCTTCACTACCCTCAGCGAATCCGGGAACATGAAGGGGGTCATGGTTAACGGCTACGCCCGGAAAACGGATGCTTACGTCAGGAGCTTGCGATTGCAAGCGATGTCGAACTCGAACCTGAGCGAGAGCGGCGACAAGTATGTGTCGGATACTTACCAAACATTCTTCGGCATGTTCGAAAGAAACCCGGATGGAAACGTGGCCTGGACGGACGCCACAATTAACGCAGCCACCTTCGGCGTGAAAGTCCAAGCGTGAAAGATAATCAATGACAGCAAGAGTAACACAAGTCGTCGTCAAAAGCCTGGGCACCGAACCGTCAACGGTTCGGTTGACGCAGGCTCGTATCGAAGTCCTGGGTCTGGCGACGACGGGTGTGGTGCGGATGTCGCAGGCCACACTGAATGTTGCTGCCAACCACCCAAATCCTCCCGCTCGGGTTTCCTCGGTACAACTTCAGGTTACGGCCCAATCCGCTCCCGGTCAGGCTCAGGTCAGTCAGGTCTTCTTCGAGATGCTGGCCGACAACATCAACCTGATCGTCGCCCGTGGTGGTATCAAAGGCGGCGGTGCGGCTAACCCCGTCCGAAAGATTTACGCCAACTACACCCCGCTCAGCCAGGGTGCGTTGGTCGGCGGTTCTGGTGCGTTGCTACAGCGGTACTTCTTCACCGGCCAGGGCGGTGCCCGGCCCGGTGGTGCGATCCTTCGTAACAACTTCTGGAACCAGACGACTAGCGGCGGTGCCCGGCCGGGAGGCTCGGCCGTCCTACTGTTCTCGCAGTTCACGTCCGGTGGTGTGGTCGGCGGTGGCACATCGACCGTCGGCGGCTTCCAGGGTCTTACGACATCTGGCGGCGTAAAGGGTGGCGGCACGGCACCCGTTCAGTACATTCCTTTACCAACGGCAGGGGTTAAAGCGGGCGGCACGTCCATCCGCACCTTCATCTGGGGACCACGGGCCTCGGGCGGTGTGGTCGGCGGCGGTAGCGTTCCGCAACAACAGATCACACCGACGTTCGGCGGTGCCGTCGTCGGTGGATTGGCAGATAAATTCGGCGTACAGAGCGTCGTCCTCGTCGGGGCGGGTGTTCGTGGTGGCGGCACGGCTAGAGTCTTCGCCGACTTCGACCCACGAGGCGGTGTGCGAGGCGGTAGCACGGCGACGATTCGGATGGTATACCGAATCAACGGCACTGGCGGTGCTACGCCGGGCGGGCAAGCCCTCTCGCCAACCCCGGACTACATCGGCTTCGGCGGCGTGAACTGTGCCGGTCTGGCCCGTGTTAACGTAACACGCATCATCCCGATCATCGGCGGGGTTGTCGTAGCGGGCCACGGCATCGACGACTTCGTTTCTTCTGTCAGTGGCGGGTCGTTGGGAGGCGGTACGGCCCGAGTCGGTCGCATTGTATCGAACACCGGCTCTGGCGGGGCAGTCTGTGGCGGAATCGCCATCATCGGTCGGATTGTATCGAACACCGGCTCTGGTGGGGCAGTCTGTGGCGGCTCTCACCGAATCAACCAGTTCTACTACTTCCCTGGAACGGGCGGGGCAGTCTGTAACGGCCGGGTGGACATCCAGCTTTGGTTGTTCGGCCAGGGCGGGGCGGTTTGTGCCGGTACTGCCGGTGTGGGGCGCATTCTCACAAACATCAACGCCTCTGGCGGGGTGGTGTGTGGGGGCGTGGCCCCGATTGACATCGGGTTCGTCGCTTCAGGCGGTGCGGTGCTTAACGGTGGCAACACGATCAACCAGTTCTACTATTTCCCTGGCACTGGCGGTGCGGTTGTTCGGCCTCGCAGCTTGTTGAACACCCGGAAGGTCAAGAATCGTGGTGCTTGCCGTCAGGACGACGACAACATGTGCTGTGTGCGAAAGCCGGACGACACGAGGTTCGAGGTAACGGACATTTCACTGAGTAACGGGCAGGTGGAAGGGAAGTTGGCCGCAGTAGCCGTGTGCCGCCTGCGTAAATACAAGAAAAAGTCTTACAGCAACTTCGAAGGGCAGATCACGAAGAGATTCGTGAAGCCCGTTACGAAACGCTCTAACACAACGTTGTATCGGTAAGGAGAAGGATGGCTCTCGTTTGGCTGGACGGAATGGATTACTACACGAGCGTAGCCGATGCTGCGCTGCGGGGTGTTTCACTCAGTAACAACGTCACCTTTCAGCAGTCGCCTCGGGCGTCGGGGAACGGCTACTCCCTCTCGTTCACCAACGACGGCAACTATCGCAGCCCTCAGACGATCTGGAACGGAGTCACCACCGTCATCTTCGGTTGCGGCCTCTTCATGTCGTCCCTTCCGGCACAGGACGACCGGATTTTCTACGTCTGCAACGAATACAACAACGGCTTGTGTGACTTCGGGATTCGGGCGTCTACCGGCAAGATATACGCCACTCGGGCCAACACGCAGCTAGGCTCCGACTCGACGCTCACGTTGAGTCCGTCTAACACTTGGTACTACATCGAGGCTAAGGTGGTGATCGGGACCGGAACGAGCGGTTCGATTCAGGTGCGGGTCAACGGAACTCAGTACCTTAACGTAACCGGCGTCAACACCGTCTCCGATACCAACGACGCTCGGGCGTGGAACCTGTTCGTCTTGGCGAACGGCACCATGCGGTTCGACGACATCTACATGGCGGACACGACCGGCTCGTACAACAACGACTTCCTCGGTGACGTGAAGGTGGTGTCGAGTGCCGTTACGAGTAACGGCATCACGAACAACTGGACGCCCAGCACGGCCTCGAACTACCAGAACGTAGACGAGTGGCCCGCCAACACCACCGACTACAACTACACGTCGAACGCCGGGGACATTGACAACTACCGCTTCCTGACGGTTTCACAAGATGCCGGTAACATCTACGGCATCCAGGTGAGCGCCTACACCCAGGTGGCGAACGGCTCGGCCCGCCCACTCCGATTGCAGTGTAGCTCCAACGGCAGCACGTCGGAATCCGGCGACAAGTACGCCGGGGCCGGGTTCGCTTACCGTACCGGCATCTTCGAGAGAAACCCCGACGGCAACGTTGCCTGGGTGGACTCGGCCGTCAACGCAGCGTCGTTCGGCGTCAAGCTACAATCTTGAAAAATTATCTTGCGCATTTTTCAACTGCGAGCTAGTATATAAATCAATTCCTCGGTGTCGTGACCTAGACACCAAACCAGTGCCCGAGTGAGGATGGGGGTTTACAAAAGGATTAGGTTTAGTCATGGTTTACAGTAACAAATTCGTCATGTCCGTTCTTCTGAACGGCGAACCCCAAAAAGAACTAGCAAACGGCGTCGTGAAGCTCCCCTTCGGTGCGGAGTACGTCCTGCGATTCCGTAACAAAAACAACCGGCGTGCGATGGTGAAGTTCACCATCGACGGTGAGAACGTGTCCGGCGACGGCTACATCATCGACGCCAACAGCCACGTTGACATCCGCCGCCATTGGGACAAGGACGTTGGCTTCAAGTTCGTATCCCTGGATTCCCCGGACGCCGTGGACTTCGGCAAGAACGGGCCGAACGAAGACAAGGTGAAAGGCTTGGTCGAGGCCAAGTTCTACCTGGAGAAAGAGAACAAGTGGGTACATACCCCGGTTGTCGAACATCACCACCATCACCACCACTACCCACGCCCTCGGCCGCAGCCGTGGCCGATCTACCCGCAGCCGTATTGGGGTGTTCGCAACACGATGCAGCGGCGGATGACGACAGCGGGCGGTTCTAGCTGCCACGCCACCAACAGCGTCAGCAACGACGCCGGGATGGCTAAGCTCGCCTCGTTCCAGAACGATGCCAGCGTTGCCCCGTGCAGCCTGGAAGCCTCGTTCAACGCCGCTCCCGAAACGTCGGCCTTCGGCGGACACCCGCTGGAGAAGCTGGCACTTCAAGACGGCTGTACGGTGGAAGGGAACACGACGGGTCAGACGTTCCGCACGGTCGCATTCGAGGCCGAGACGGATTACGTCCAACTGAAGGTGTTCCTCCAGGGCTTCGAGAAAAAGCCGGAAGCTGTGGCCGCTCCTTCACCGAAGAAAGTTTCCGCCAAGTCCAAGCAGATTGCCGACTTGGAAGAGGAGAACGAAAAGCTCCGTCAGCAACTCGCCGAGATCGAGAACGAGAAACTGAAGAAGAAACTGGCACGAGCCAAGAAGAAGGCTCAGGCCGAGTAAGCAAAAAGGGGCGGGAAACCGCCCCTTTCTCTTTTACACCGACTGTCCTGCCGGTATACTGATCGCATGAAAAGCTACCCCAGCATCAACAATTCGAGCAAGGCACCACGGCAGCCCTGCTACGGCTTCGTCAAGTACGACGGGTCGAACCTTCGTTTCGAGTGGAGCAAGAAGCGGGGCTGGCACAAGTTCGGCACCCGCAACCTGCTGTTCGACGAGACGAGCATGTTCGGCCCGGCCATCCCCCTCTTCAAGCAGAAGTACGGGGACGACCTGGAAGCCGTCTTCAAGAAGTCGAAGATGTTCCGGGGCGTGGACCGGGTGATCGTCTTCGCCGAGTGGTTTGGCGCAAAAAGCTTCGCCGGTCAGCACGAGGACGGCGATCCGAAGGACATCGTTCTGTTCGACGTGAACCCGATCACGAAGGGCATGCTCGGGCCGAAGGAGTTCTTGGACGAGTTCGGCCACCTTCAAGTCGCCGAGATGATCTACCAGGGCAACCTGAACGAAGAGATCATCGCCGCCGTCAAAGAGTCGAAGTACGACTTCGTGTCCAAGTACCCGATCAAGACGGAAGTCCCGGAAGGGATGATCGTCAAAGGCGGGAAGGGGCACGACCTGTGGATGGCGAAGATCAAGTGCCACGCCTACTTCGAGGAACTGCGGAAGCGGAAGCCGATGGATTGGGAGCGGATTCTGGAAGAAGACCTTGTAGGGGAGACGCCAGCGTGAACACGACCCCGATGAACAACGGCTTCCGGCCGACCGTGGGCCAGAAGGTCAAGGTCGTCGGTAACTGCCACCCGAGGATGCTCGGGAAGATCGTGGAAGTGACGTTCGTTGACGACGAGAGCGTAGAGTCCAAATTCTACGACGATCTCGTTGGCGAAGAAGTCTTTACCAGCGGCAAGCACGGCGGGTTCGAGCCTGTTACGGAAGAGTCCCGTCCGGCTTGAACCGAGCGTTGCCTGCGAACTGCCCCGTCAACGTGTTCCAGTACCCAACGATGTAGTTGTTGGGTACTCCAACCTGCTTGATCTTGCCTGCTCCGAACAAATCTGCCAACACGTCGTCCAGGCCCATCGTAGACCCCTTTGCCGACTTTACCGGGATCGCCATCACCACGATGGCGTCTGACCCCTTGTGGATGTTGTTTGTACCTGCGTGGTGGCGGTAGGTGTCCCAATCCCCAGCCTGTCCGGCCGTGTGGGCGGCGTTCATGCCCTGAATCTGTGCCGCCAGCTTGGCCGAGTTTGTGAACAGAGCCGTGCCGTGGACGCCCATGTGGCCGAAGGTTTGGCCCTGGGTGATCTTGTGGGCCGTCTCGTAGTCGGTTTGGTGAACAAGAAGACGATAACCTGCCGCCTCGATCTGCGACAGGTAGTTGGTGATAGCCTTCATGGAGGCTGGGTCTAGCTGAGTTGCTTTAACACCGGGCTGAGGCATCGCCGCAATGGGGTTTGCCTCAGCCATCATGAACTTCTTGAACGTGAGCATACGCTATTTAGCGGCTCATCGGGATGATTTGACGGTCCTTTTGTGCGACCTGGGGCAGCGGCTTGCGGATGATCGCTTCGATGGAGAACTCGCCGACGGCGTGCTGGTCCGGCGGGGTTTCCACCCAGCCCTCGTCCAGTACCGTCAGTGAAACCAGTTCGCCCCCTGGGATGGTCTTCATCAACAACGGCAGGACGCCGATGGTGCATGGGGCTTCGCTCTCCGTGGGCATGAAGAACCACTTGTGGTCGTGGTTCCAGTAGCTCGGCAGTTCCTTCTTCTTCTCGTAGCGGTCCCGGTGCGGCACCATGACGATCAGGTGGCCTCCCGGCTTCAGAATCCGCCACCAGTTCTGGAGAGCTTCGGCCGGGTTCTTGATGTGTTCAAGAACGTGGCTGGCGTACACGGTGAAGAAGCTCTCGTCGGGCACCCCGAACATCTGCTGGGCGTCCGAGTCGCCGAAGATCAGGTCGTACCGGCGGAACGTCTGGTTGAGCGGGTCGTGCTGGCAGCCGATGTCGATGCCCGGCTGATCCTCCGGGGCGTACTTCTCGAACCACCCGTCCCGCAGCCGGTGGGCGTATGCCTTCTTGGTTTCGCCGACGCCAGCTTGTTCGTCAATCTGTTTCCATCGCTTCTGCGTCTCCACGTCGTTGAGCGTGCCGGAGTAAACGTAGTCCTGCAACAACACCTTGCCGATCACGTCCCAGCCGGGGAAGCCGCCGAAGTTCCGGTCGTCGATGTAGATGTGGGCGTAGGGCTTCCGACGCAGGTAACGCTCGTCGTCCCGGAAGTCGTCCTCCAGGCGGTTCTCATTCACGCTGACGAACTCGACGCCGTGTTTCTTACAGAAGTCAACAGCTTCGGTCAGAAACTTCTTGTTGCCTTCGTCTTCACGGCAAGTGTTCAGGATGAGCTTCGCCCCTGCGGCCATCAACGCCTTGAGGGTTTCAATGGCCCCAGGCTTCGGCTTCCCGATCCTCGGGAATTCGTGTTCGACAATAGTGCCATCGAAATCGACGGCGATCAGACGCCCTTTGAGATTCATTACTTTCCCTCTTCGAACCAGTAGGTTCGTGGTGTGCCTTGCAGAAGATCAACGAGGTTGACGATGACCCAGCCGTTCCAGAACATCCGGTCCTTGTCGTACCCGGCCGGGAGTTCCTGTTGTTGGATCATAGCCAGGGCGGGCTTACGGGAGCGTTTCCAAACGACGATGGGCTTACGGCCGCACCGCCCGTGGTCGTCCATCACCTGATTGATGAACTTCTGGAGTTGGCTGTTATTCTCGCCGATAATGGCGTTCAGGTCAATGTCGTCCTCGTAGCCGCCTTTGGATTCGATCACCCACAGGAAGCCCTCGGGCGGGCAGATGTCGCCCGTGAACGTCGTCTTGGCGTGGGACGGTAGATTAACACCACGGCCCCAGCCGTTCCCCGAGCCTACGCTACGGGAGAAGGAACAACCGAAATGTTCGGTCAGTACCTTACACAGCCCCAACTCCACCCGGTTGCCCTTCTTCTTGGAGTTGAGCTTCTTTTTCTTCTTGGCCTGTTCCGCCATCAGGTCGTCTACTTCGAAATCGTCAGAGTTGAATTCGGTCATGAACTAATAGAGTAAGCTTCGCATACATAAAATCGGAGGGAGAAAATGTACACGTTCACCATCGATTTGCCCGACCTGCCGCCGGTCGGAAACTGCCACCGCTGCGTTTACACGAAGATCAACAACGAAACCACCCACACGAAGGTGTGCAACGAGGACACGACGTTCTCGATCAAGGTCAGCCCCGGCGACCGGGTTGTGGTTAAGGTGTGGTTCGTTAACGACGTGAAGTGGCGGTGCAACCACCACTTCGGGTACTTCATTGAGGGCACGATCCCGACCAACTACTACCCGCAGTGGTGTTGGGAGTTCACCTGCCCGGATGACTTCGACGGCACCCACGAAGTTCACACCGTATCTCGTCCCCGGCCAGGGAAGATCACGAAATAAAGGAAGCCGGGCAATGCCCGGCTTCTTCGTTTACTTGGTCTTGGGTTCTAGTTCGACCGTTGACCACTCCTCGTCGGCCAGTTCGTTGTCTGGCGGGAGGGGTTTGTCTTCGACGTTGAAGACGATCTTCTCCGTCTTCTCATACTTGAAGAGGACTTCGTGGGTCAGGTTCCTCGGTGCCCCGCCGAAGGAGCTTGTGTGGCTCACCAGTTCGATCCCCTTCAGCTTCAAGCCGACGATCCGGCCACCGTCTCCGGTGAGGAAGACGAGGGCGATCTGGTCGTACTCGAAGTCGGGGAACGGACTCTTCTCTGCTGCCTTGCGGCGGCTGTTCACGGCGGCGAGCCATTCGAGGACGAACAAGTCTTTTGTCTCAGTGATAGACACGCTGAGTGTCTTGTTCATCACGTCCCAGGCACCGGCCCGGATGTGTGACTGAAGATTCGGAGCGGACTTAGGAATTACCAAGTAACGATCCGTGTTGGGCGTGTTCGCCTCATTAACCTCGACGACCTTTGGCTCGGGGCTTATCCACTTTGAGTCCTTCAGTGACAGGCCGCTGTTCTTCGCAGGTGAAACCGTCACATCCACTTTCCTTGTTATCGTTCCCTTCTTCATGATGAACCTCTCGTATTAGTGTGTTGTAAGCGACACTGATCTTGCTCTCGGAAGGGTCGCTGACTGCGTAGTCGAAATCGGCCTTGAACCCCAACAACCTCAACTGTTTGAACACAACGGTGTACAGCGTCCGGCCGCAGCCGTCGTAAGTCTTCAGGGTCAGGGTGGTTTGCGGCCGGTTGTCCAGGTTGTCGGCCCAGGCATGGGCGTGGAAGCCCTCCTTGCCGTCCGTCACGTCCAGGTAATCGAAGTCGATGGTCTTATTCTTGTAGTCGATCTTCACCTTGTTGAAGAAGTGTTCGGGCAGCCCTTCGCTCGCCAGCGTCCAGCGGAACTTCCGTGCGAACGTGATACAGGGGTCGCCCTTGCGACCGATGCCCATGCTTCGGCCGTTGACCGGCTTACAGTTCTCGACCAAGACGGTGTTGGTCGGTTCGAGGAGAGCCTTCTTCAGCTTCCTCATCTCGGACTTGGGGTTTGTTTTCTTTGCCATGTTACTTGTAGATTTGGAGTTGCATACGGTCCGAGAGGTATACGTTCCCGCCGAACTCCATCTTGAACGTAACGTCGTAGATGCCACATTCCATCTCTTCCGTGTCCAACTGGTAGTACCCGAAACACTTCTCTCGGTGCGTCAGTGGCTCATCGTCTACAACGACCCGCAGATCACGCTCCTTCGGCACGCAGTCGCCGCATTGTTGTTCAATGGTGATGCTGAGATCAGCACCGATGGCGAGGTTGGTGTAGTATCGGGCGAGATCGGTCGAACGTGGAACGTTCGGGATCACTTCGACCATGAGATATTGCCGAGAACCCTGCCGCAGACGATTTGGTTGGAAGTGAAAACTGAAATCGTAAACAATCGGTACAGGCGAAGTGTACCACAATTGGGGAAAGATTTCAAAGTAGTTATTGATCGTGGACGCAGGCATGTCCTGCGACGTGCGAATCGTCCATACGTCAATGTACTTCCCGATCAAATACTTCGGGGAGTCAGCAGAGAGGATGAACATATACTGCCCCGTGTCCTCGGCCGTAACAGCGTCCCCGGAGATCGTATCGAGGAGTCGTCTCCCGTCAGGATTGTCAGCGGTCTTGGCTTGCGGATCGAGGTAGTATACGTCCACCTGCTCAACTGTAACGTCGGCGAGGTTGTTAGAGTTGAACGTGAGCATCCGAAGTTCAATCTGGTCGCCCACGGCAGGGTTCTGGTATCTTTGCTTTCTTGCCATTGCTTTCGTTCCTTTCGAGTCTTTCCGACTTTCAAATCAGGGAGTTATCCCACCCTGGAGGGTGGTTCAGAAATGACAGACCAGCGTCGGTCCGGTAGAGGAAGGACGTGCCGGGTTGCGACATCACTTCCATCCTCGTCCATCGCTTGTTACAAGCGGGTTCCGGCTCGTGGCCTGCGTTACGGTGGGCAGCGTCTTGCATGTCTTGGATCATGGCGTCCGGCATTTCGCCGGTCTTCTCCATCTCCTCGTACCACTTCATACGCTGGTTAAACTTTCTCTGGTTGTGCTTTCGCAGCCAGACGTTGCGGTTCTTAAACAAACGGACTCCTTCAGACATCAACTCCCGCTCCTCTTTGGAGGGGCAGTCGAAAACGTCTGTGATATTCGGGACGTATCCTCGATTACATCCGTTACAGCTAAACCAACAGTCACACATTACTTCTTCTTTCGCTTCGCCTTCTCGATTGCCTCATTCTCCTTTTTCTTCTGGTCGATGAAGCGTTGGATCAACCACTTTCGTTCATGCACAGGCAGCGTCATGCAGTCTTTCTTGCTCATGTGCATATGGTACTGGAAGAAAAATAGCTCCTCCATGAGCGTTTGCCACAGTATTACTGATGGGTCTGCTTCTTCTTCCTGGGGAAGAAAAAATTTGCTTCGAGAGGCAGGTCTACCTCGAACTCAGCGGTGCAGGCCGGGCAGGACATCCCGATGGCCGTGTCCACGCCGAACGGCGGGTCGGACACGACGTTCCGAAGGTGAGCCACGTCGTTGATCGGCAGCTTCGCCAACAGGAACTTGATCTCACGGGTGTCGGTCACGCCCTCGATCTCTTCGAGCATGAGAGCCGTCCGGTACAGCAGCGTGTCGTCCTCGCTCTGGTCGCCGAACATCTTGACCCGATCCTCACGGTACTTGTTGACGGCCAGTTCGTCCTTACCCGTCGAGAGACGGTACTTGAACCGGAACCCGGTCGTCGGGAGTACGCCTTGCAGTTGCTCAACGCCGAAGTCGGCCGGGCACCCATCGACTTCGATGGCGTTCAGGTCGATCATCGTGTTGAACTTGGTGGCACACTCGGGACACTTCACTTCAACGTCGTACTCAGGGGTGTAGGAGATACCACGAAGGAAGATCAACAGGTAGGTGCGGTCCATAGACAACAACTGCTCCGTGTCGATGTTCTCCTTGATACACTTCTGGAAGATCATGTCGATGGCCTTACCACGACGGACGTGCCGAGGGGTCGCCAAGATTTGTTCTTCTTCACCCGTCATCGGGCGGATGTGCAGCGTGCCGGGGATGCCGTCGTAGAACTTGCCCTTCGACGGGAGTTCGACCTTATCCCAGGTGAGGCTGCCGCCAAGCTGTTCGAGCAAGGCTTCCAGGGCGTCACTGTTCGGGTCGCTGTTCTGGTTCATCGGGATGACCCGAGGCTGCGGCCCCTTCTTACTCACGTTGCCCGGAGTCGGTGCTGCGGACGGCGGGGCTTGTTGCCCACGACGGGCGAAGGCTTCTTGGAGGCCCGGCGGGATGTTGCCGGACATCTGGAACCCGGAGTCCGGGTTCTGACGGAACGGGGTCTGCTGGAACTTCTCGACCTGTTCTTCACCACCGTCTGCTGCCATTTCTTCCTGAATCTGGCGGATGCGATCCATCGGATTCACACCTGCCGCATCGCCCATCGGCGGCGCAACAGGCTGCTGGGGAACGGGCGGTTGTTGCTGCTGTAGCCGAGCTTCATCCGCAGTGATCTTTCTGCGAGTCTGACGGAAAACGTCGTCTGCCATGTACTCTCCTTACTATTCTTATGGAAGGTCTGAGGTAATCAAGTATGATCGAAGTCAATTTCTCGAACGTCGAAGAACTAATTTTGTCGGACAGGGAACTGGTAAACTCCCTGAATCCCGAGTTGTTTAGCTACTACGAGCAGTGGCGGATCGCCAAGCAGTTCCCATTCATGCGACAGATGGGGAAGGCGGCAATGCTCGATTTCATGAACAGCCTTCGGCCGGAAGACATCCAGAAGTTAGAGGAGTTCTTCGGAGAACGGGTGTTCGTGGAGAAGTTACACTATGATATCGTGCGTAACGTAAGGATACCGCTCGACAAGTTGTGCGATGAACTCTGCGAAGTAATCGGGTTTGATTATTGTGCAACTTGGCGAGATGACCAGTACCTTTACATATCCTTCTGGCGTTAATTCTACGAGGCAAAAATGAAAAAAGGATTCATCGTCTTCTACATCAACTTCTTCCCCGAGCAGGGGCAGAACGTGGACGAAACCATCACCCTGATCCGCAACCAGAACAAGGCGTTGCTCGATCAGTTGAAAGCTGACGGGGAGTACGACGTGATGTTCGTGCCGACCACGAAGGAGGCGAGCCGGGTCGAGAAGGTGGACTTCGACGCTCCGTTCCCACGCTTCGTTCCGAACTCGACGAAGATCGACCCGGAAGATAAAGAAACCCAGGAGGACTAATGACCGCATTCTTATTCTGCCTCGCCGTGATCGGCATCACCGCCATCATCGTTGACGGCACCGTCTTTGATGAAGTACGAGACTGGCTGGCGACGAAGCTGCCGGAAGAAGTCTTCGACGTGTTCACCTGCCATCAGTGCATGGGCACCTGGGTCGGGCTGGGCTGCGGCCTCGTCCTCAACACCGGCTTCTGGGGCACGACCATTACCCTGCTCACCGCCACCGTTGGTGCAGTCGTTGGCTGGAAGTTCTTGAAGAAGTACCACCCGAAGTTGGTGGTCGCCGCCACGTTCCTCGGCTTCTTCGTCGGGGCGTTGTTCCTGACCGAGAACGTTTGGGTCGTCATGCTGAGCGGCGGGGCCGGTGCGTTCCTCGCACCTTTGGGCAACTTCCTGACTAGATACATGTCGTATAAGGTCGAGCTTGTTCAAAAGGAGTTCTTGGATGCACACGACACCACCGCCACAATCGGAGGGGATGAAGCTGTCGGAGATGGGTCCGGTGGCGAAAGGCCCACCGCCTAAGAAGTACGTCGTCTACTGCGATAGCTGCGGCAAGCAGAAGGTAGACATCGGGTTCAATCTGCAACAGATGACCCGAGTGCCGTTGGCGAACGTGCCGGGTGGGGTTCCGAAAATGTCCCCCGCAGGTAAGGCGGAAAACCGCCCGGCACTGCCGAGGCCGAAGATGGTGAAGTGCCCGAAGTGCGGGCGTGGCCTAACGGTCCGTGGCTTCGCCGTCCCAGAGAGTAACCACACGGAAGTGAAGCAAGAGAATGAAAGCATCATCAAGAAGAATATCGTTGACCGACGTGAAATCCGCCCTGCTGGATCAGCGATTCAGGAGTACCTTGCCCGAGGAACTGCTGACGGACGTGCAGAAGTTTCTGAGCAATCCGGGGTGTGCGTGCAACCACCCGATATACCGCAAGGTTTTGCAGGTAGCGAAAGCCCAATTGCTCGCCTACTATCCGGGCAAGGAGGCGGCACCGGAGGCGGAAATGAACAAGGTGGCAAGGAATGAGTGGACGGTCATCAACTGCCACATCGACGAACTCCAGAGTCGCCTTCAGAAACTCCCTCCTGGCCGGAAGCAGGTTGAGGTAGCTAGATTCCAAGATCAGGTCACGGTTATCATCAACGAACTAGAACTGGAATCATAAATACCTTGTCCACCATTTAAGGGCAAGGTATGTTAAAAGACTTCATCACTAACGCCGAGTCCGCATACCAGTCGATCATCATTACGACGACTGGTCCGGGCTACCCAATCATCTACGTCAACCCTGCGTTTACCGAACTCAACGGCTACTCCCTAGAGGAAGCCCAGGGTCGCAACGCCAACTTCCTCCGTTCGGAGGATTTTGACCATACCGAACAGAAAGCAAAGATCAAGACGGCCCTAGACGAAAAGTTGCCCGTGGTCGTCGAGATGGTGAATAAGCACAAAGACGGGACGAACCTACGGATCGAACTCCACGTCTTCCCCTTCTACGAGAACGGCGAATGCACCCACTTCATCGGCGTGCAGAACGACCTATCCTTCCTAGACAACCCCAACTACATCAACTTCTTCGAGGACACGCCGGTGGCGTTCCTACGGACGGAGATCGAGTCGGGCAAGTTCATGATGGCGAACAAGGCGTGTGCCGGTCTGCTGGGCTACAACTCGGTGAAAGAGTTGATGGCCGAGGAGAAGACATCCGATCTCTACGTCGATAAGGGCCAGCGGAAGAAGCTCCTGAACAAGTTGCGGAAGTCCGGCCGGGTCGAAGGCTACGAGGTTGAACTGAAGCTGAAGGACGGTCGTCACATCTGGGTATCCGCCCACCTGCACATGAACTGCAACGGCAAATGCATCGAGGGCACCCTGATCGACATCACCCAGCACAAGGAGATGGAGAAGAAGATCGAGGAAATGACGGAAAGTAACCTGTTCAAGATGCAGAGCGTGTCTGCCCAGCTTGACGCTAAGATGGCTGAACTTTGTAAATAGCCCGGTGGGCGATGATCTTGCGGCAACTCTCGATCATCGTCTCCGGGTACTCTTGGTACTTCACGATGTCCATCGGCCACAGGTCGGTGGACTTTCTTTTCGCACCGACGAACATGGCGTTCTCGTACATCTGGGCGGCGTCCTCGAACCGACTCAGCTTGTGGTAGTACACGTCCCCCATCGCACACCAGAACTCGGCCATGAGCGGGGCGGCGCACACGCACAGATTGAGTTGCTTCAGTGAGTCCTGGGCCTTGCCCCCGGTCAGGATGTTGGCGACGGCGTGATAATACCGGGCCATCGTCACCGACCGGCCTTGCTTTTCGACGAAGATGTACTGCTCGGCCTCGTGCATGAAGTCCTTGTACTTACCCTGGGCGAAGAGGATCATGGCCTTACAGAATCGTGGCTCACCCAACGTCGGGCTACGATTCTGCCACGCCGCCACTTCCTCCAACGCATGAGGATTGTTGTCGGAGCCGAATAGGTTAACACCGATGAGCTTGTCGGACTCGATGACGGGGTACGGCCACACGGGGTTGGCGAACCGTGTGTCCCCGGTCCACACTCTAACCTCGTAGGAGATGAACGAGTCACGAATCAGGCGGACGTTGGCGGCGGTGCCACGGAACGTCTGGAGGGCACGGTGGCCTTCGGCGAGGACTTCGCCGGGGCGGATGAGGAAGTGCCACCCTGGTGACGATGTTGTTTTACTGAGGGCAACGTCACGACCGTCGGCCTCCATGTGTTCTATCTCGTAACCGAGTCGTCGGACGAGTGACGGCGTGCCGTCACTGCTGCCCAGGTCGATGATCTTGACCGGGCACTGGAGGGGCTTCACTGAGTCGAGAGTCTGCTGGATGCTCTTGATGTTGTTCTTGGTGACGACGTGTGCTGTTAACATGCTCGGCCAGTTCCTCGAATACGTTCGCCTCGTGTGTTTTGCCTTGTTTTCTAAGGAGTTCAGCCATCTCCCGGTACGGCCTCACCGATCTTGGCTGAAGCTGGATGTCGGCGACAAGTCTTGCCAGATTCATACTTTAATAGGAGTAGAGGAAAACAGGAAGTTTTCCAGGGAATTCTTTCGCACGGACGCAGATATACCTTCACCCTTTTTTCCGGGTTTGAACAGGAGTGCGATGGCGAACGAATACCTTAACAACAAGACATTCGAAGCGATTATCGACGCCTTTCAAGGCTTCAAGCGAGCCAAGATGCGTCATGAATTGAAGCTGGCAGACGTAAAAGAAACTTACCAGCGAAGGAAGAAGAAGTACAACGACGAAGAACGCTTGGGCCTCATGACGGAGGCCGAATCTGAGTACGGTCGAATCTGCGGCTCGTACAAGGACTACCAGGAACAGTTGGCTTACGCCTTCTACATCCTCAGCGAGAACATCGCCAATTACTACGCCCGTTACAGCGGGATCGACAGTGAGGACGCTGTTCAAGAAGGGGTCTTGATTTGTTTCGAGAAAATTGATAGATTTGATCCTCGGAAGGGTAAGGCGTTCAACTACATGACTACCTGCATACTAAACCACTACCGACAACTCTACCGCAGCATCAAGAACTACAACGAATTGAAGCGCAAGTACCTGAACCATTTACAGGAACGGTTCGAGTCCGCTGTCTTGCGGGGGAGTGCCCTGGGAGGAGGCCGGACTTTCGACGTTCCAGTTGAAGGCCACATAGACAACTGGAGTTAAATGTTACGCAGCAATCCCATTGCCATGATGGAGACGCAGGAACTAATCGACAAGTTGATCGCCGCCGGTTACGGGGAAATCATCGAGTGCATGCTTCTCAACGAGAATAAGTGTTACACCAAGAAGGATCGACTCAACAAATCGGCGACGTGTCGTGAGTTGGGCATCAAGAGCAAAGAACTGGAAGACGCCCTCCGCAAAATGAGAGAACTTCTTCCAGAACTCGCCCTGGCCGATCCCGATGAAGAGTCTCAGCCGAAGGTCGAGAAGAAGAAGTCCAAGAAAAGCGTCGGTCGCAAAGCCAAGAAAGTCTAATCGAACTTATTGTTCGTTCAAACTGTTAGTGGAGAGGGTCTGTTGGCCCTCTCCATTTTCGTTGTTCTGGTTCTGATCCGGCGGTGGCGGCGGCAGAACCTCGGTGTAGGCCCGAGCATACCGCAGGGTCAGGTCGCACATGACCACTTCACTGCTGCCCATGTCCAACTCGCCCCATTCCACGTTCTGCGGCCAGCACTGCTCGAACGTCCATCGTTCAAGTACGTTGCCGCACCCGTCGAAGAGTTCCAGAATACCGTCCCGAAGGAAGCGATTCGACACCGGCCCGGTCCTGACCACGGGATGCCACTTGCCGGTCTTGTCCGGCTCGTACACCTTCATGATCCAGTCGAAGATCGGGTGAAGGACGTTGGTCTTGATGTCGTAGAGGGAGAGTGTGATCGGCTTCCAGTCCGGCTTCTGCGGGTACATGATGTGTTCGTTCAGGTGCCGGATTTCCATTTCCTTGAACTGCAAGCCGGGGCGGGCCGACTTCTGAGGCGGCAACGAGTTGATCTGGTTCTGGTCGGCGACCAGACCTTCGATCTTGAACAACCAACGGTTCTTCCGCTTGCAGAGCTTCGAGTTCCCGCTGAACGGTTCGGGCAACCCGAAGTCCATCCCCATTCGTCTTCCCATAGTTCCCCTGTAAAAAGTAAGAGGGCCGTTTCCGGCCCTCTTGTCTCTTAGACGCCAGCGACCGGCGTGTTAGTCTTGTTGCCGGTTCCTGGGCCAGTCGGCGTGTTGCCGTTAGGCGGCGGGTTCGACCCACCACACGGCGAGCAGCACGGCGTAATCGTGAAGCCAGGGCACTCGTTCTTGTACTTAACGTCGCTGTAGCGGAGCGTCAGTTCAATGGTCACTTCTTCCGAAGAAGAGTAGTCGAGTTCACCGAAGTTCACGTTCGTCGGCCACACGTCCTTCATCGTCCAGGTTTCGAGAAGCTGACCACAGCCGTCCCACAACTTCAGGATGCCGGTCGCAGTGTAGTCCTTACGCTGCGAACCCATCTGGAGTTGGATCGGGTCGGTGAAGTTGTACACGCTGGCGAGCCAGTTGTACAACGAGGCCATCTCCGCAGTTGCCACGTCGATGTAGGTGACGGTCATCGTCTCCCACTTAGCCTTACCCGGAATCCAGGTCGTAGCGTTGAGGAAGTTGACTTCAACCTCTTCTACGTTAAGGTTCGGACGAGCCGCAACCTTAACATAGTGCTTCGGAACACTCTGATTGCCGCAAATATCTTGCAGTTCAAAGGTGAATCGGAACTTACGCTTGAAGATCAAGTTCGAGAAGCCCAAGTTTCCGATACCCATCGGGATTTTTTCAGCCATTATCTCTCCTGTTCACTTAGACGCTGGTCACGTTGAAGTTGGCCTGCCGAGACGGGTCGAACGAGCCAAAGTCATTGCCCTGAACCTTCTTGACCCGAGTGCCGCACGGCGAGCAGCAAGCTTGCGGGGTGAAGTCCGGGCAGTACGAGCGGTAACGAACGTCGCTGTAACGCAGCGTCAGTTCGATGGTCGCTTCTTCCGAGGACGAGTAGTCCAAGTCGCCGAAGTTGATGGCTTGCGGCCACATGTGCTGCAACTGCCATTGTTCCAGTAGGGTGCCGCAGCCGTCGTACATGTTCAGAACGCCGGTAGCGTCCCAATCCCGCTTCTCAGCGTTGGTCAGCTTGATCGGGTCCGTGAAGTCGTACACGGTGGCGAGCCAGTTCCACAAGTTACGCATCTCTTCGTGAGCAACGTCGATGTAGGTAACGGTGATGGTTTCCCACGACCCCTTACCCGGAATCCACATTTTTGCGTTCAAGTGGTTGATTTCCGTCTCCTCAATGTTGAGGTTCGGGCGAGCGGCGACCTTGACGAAGTGTTCAGGAATCACGTTCTTCTCGTTGTCGCAGTAGCCAACGATTTCGAACGTCCACCGGAACTTACGCTTGAAGGTCATATCGGGACGGCCGATAACCCCGATGCCCATATTCTTACGATCTCTTGTAGCCATATTGTTAAAGCTCCTGAGTTAGTTGCAGCCTCTACAGCATGCTTGTGGGTTAGGCCCACAGATTCCCTGATATTGCACGTCGGAGTAAACCAAGCCCAATTCGATAGTCACTTCATCCGAGGACGAGTAATCCAACTCACCGAAGTCAACCGACTCCGGGAACATCGACCCCAACAGCCACCGTTCCAGCGGACTGCCGCAGCCGTCGTACAAGGTTAACAATCCCACCCCATTCCAACCGGCCTTCTCAGACTGGCTCAAACCGTTCGGGTCGGTGAAGTTGTAGACGGTGGCGATCCAGTTCCACAGACCAGCCATGTCAGCGGCCGGTACATCTATATATGTAACATTGATCGGTTCCCACTTAGCTTTTCCAGGCATCCACGTCGTTGCGTTGAGGAAGTTCACTTCCGTCTTCTCAATGCTGAGCTTGGGGCGGGCTGCAACCTTGACGTAATGCTCAGGAATGAAGCCGCAGGGAGTCGTGATTTGTAGGGTCCATCGGAACTTACGCTTGAAGATAACTCCAGGCGCACCGACACGACCAATTCCCATCGGCATCTTCTACTCCTATTCAGTTTGATTTGATGTGATAAAGAAGAGGGGCACCCGCCGCAGCGGGCGAGTGCCCCTTGTTTCTTTAGAAGGCGTCAGTACCTTCGCCGAAGCTTCCCGTCCGGTGGATCGAGAACTCGATGAAGATGAACTCGGCAGCACGGGTCGGCTGGACGCCGATGCGTGCCCGCAGTTCGTTACGGTCAATTACGTCTGGCGGGTTCAACTCTTCGTCGCACTTCACCCGGAAGTCCGTCACACCACGACCCACTTGAACTTCGGTCAGGATCGCCGTGGCGATACGGACGAACTTCGAGCGGAGTTCATCGTCGTGCGGATCGAACAGCAGTTGGCGGCTGGCGGCACGGATACGCTTCTCGATGTAGAACATCAAGCGGCGAACGTTAACACGGTCCAGGGCCGTCGGGCGACGTTGCATGGTCTTTTGACCCCAGACAACGAACCCTTCGAAGTCCACGAACTGCACAATCGGGTTGATGCAGTTGCGGTAGCCGTACATCAAGTCCCGTTCTTCCAGCGTCGGCCGGGAGAACACGTCCATGATGTTCGGGACCGTACCACGGTTAACACCTGCCGGTGCGAACCACGGTGCCGACAACTGGTCGCTGCGAGCGATGGTTGCCATTACAGAACCCGAGGGCGGTGCCCATACGTCGATTCTGTTAAAGTTGTCACGAATCTTAACCCACGGCCAGTAGAGCGCACCGAAGTCGGAATCGAACCGAGTGGTGTTCAACGGGTGAGTACCGTTCTGCCAATCGATGATCTCGTTCACGGTCATGCCGAACGGCGAGTCGATAACCGCCAAGCAGTCCATACGGACGTTTTGGCAAAGATCGAGCAGGGCCAACACAACGCTCGTCGAGGAGTGACCCGGAGCGGCGATCAGGTCAAGGTCGATCTGTTCCGGCTCGCTCAAAGCGTACATGCCGGTGTAGGCCAACTGATTACCGATCAGCAATGCGTCCTGGTCGTCCGGGTCAGACGGGATACCGTCAGAACCACCAGACAGGCTGTAGGTGCCGTCGAGCGGCGGGGCGGCGTTAGCCGTGTTGTCTACAACCCGAATCCAGTCGGACACGAGGGCGATGTAGGTTTCCACATAGAACCGGCTCGTCTCGTCCTTCGTCAACATACCGAACGACTCGACCTGCACACCGTTGTTGTAGACAGCGATCTGGAAGTTACCTTCACGGACGTTGTTCTCAACCACGATCTGAGTGCTGTTACCGTCGATACCAGCCGAGTCGGCGGTACAGGTGAAGGTCACAGCCCCCGTGTCGTTGGCGTCACCGTTCACACGGCCAGCCACTTCCACGTCAGTGTCGCCACTGGTACGGATCGGAGAAGTACCAACCTTCGTCACGCTCTCGAAACCGAAGATGTCGAGGGCCGTCGAGTCAGGCTTAACCAACATGCGGGCGTCACGGCCGCTGTGGTCGGTGCGGAAAGCGAGGTTGTCGCCTTCGGCGTATGCCGTCCAGCCGCCCGGCAGCGAACCGCCGTTCTCGACCTTCTGGCTGTTGATTTCGTCAACGATTTCGTCAACCGTCCACTCGGCACCTTCCAGGTCGGCAAGGTCGATGACCTGCACCACGTTGTCGATCAACACCGAGTCGGTGCCGTCAACGACGATCTGGATGTTAAGGTTCGTCAGGCCCGTCAGGTCGTACTCACCGGCGGTCTGGTAAGACTCCGGGTACTGAGCGTTCGAACCGACCAGCCGGGCACGGGTCATACCAGTACCGAGGCCAGTGATGTTGGTCGCTTCCGGGTCAGACGGGAAGAGGGCTGCGGCCGGGCCACCGTAGATGGCGTCCTGTACCGAAACCAGTTCCAGTTCTGCGTCCGGGCCGAAGGAGAACGTCGTCATGACGGCGATCTCGTCGTCTTCGGTCACATAGAACTCGATGCCGTCGATGTCGCCCACAACCTGAAGGTTCAGGTCTTCGGCGAGTTGTGCAGCACTGTAGGTGCCTGCGAGAACAACCAGCGTCTTCGATGCGAGAACGCCGTTGAGCCGCCAACGGAAGAACGAGTCAGTGTCGAAGGTGTAAGGACCGGCCACGTCGGACTCGATCTGGATACGCCCACCGGCCGAAGGTACATCTACCTCAGCCGTCGTTGCCTGCTCGTCGCTGACGTTATCTTCGTCTGCGACACGCACGATCCACAACTCGTTAGCGATCAGCAGGTATTGCTGAGCAGCGTAGAGCATGTATGGGTCAGACGACTCCGGGTGCGGATATCCAAACACCGTGGTCAACTGACGTTGGGTGGCGATCAAAGTCGGAACGTTAATCGGCCCCTTGCTTGCGAAACCAACCAGACCTGCCCGGTGGAAAGATTGTTCAGGAGCAATGAAGCTCAAGTCCTTCTCGGTGATACGCACACTCGGCGAGATCGTGTTGGATGGCGGGAAGCCCCGTAAAATTGCCATAACTTATTCTCCCTTTTCAACCTCGTTATTTGGAATGTATCTAGTGGAGATAAGCCCCGATTTCTCCAACCGCTCCACATATTCGGTGTTCATCTCGTCCGGTATGCGCCGTACATTCTTTCCCGCACCGATCCCAGGAATCAGCAAGGTCGTAAACGCCCTCGGTGCTTTCTTGGATCGCACTATTACGGAAATGGGACTTTTGTTCTTGTTCTTGATTTCGATCATTGCAATTCCTTAACAGCTTGTTCCAATCTTGCGATCACTTCGTTCACGTTGTCGTCCTCGACGCTATCAACGATTTCCGTCCTGGTCTTGAGGACGGCTTTCTTGCGGACCACCGGCTGCGGGATGTAAGTCTCAGCCGTCATGGTGAACTGGTACTTGAACACGTTCACCTTCTTGTCTCCCGGATCGAGGTTGATGTTATTAGCTACAGAATTTAGCTTGACACCAATCTCCCAGGAAACACCACGCACCCTTATATATGCCAGGGGGCTGAATTTCAGAATCACTTGTTCGACAATCTGGTTAATGTCCTCACGGTGCATCGTCCAGGCAAACAAGGTGTATTCCACATCGACCGGAAGACCCTTCGCCACGCCGAAAACAGTGTCCCGTTCGTAACGTTCCTTCGTCGTGAAACCGGGTGCGTTATTACGCCGCCAGTCACGCAAGTAGTCGATGGCCTTGTGGTAGCAGTACCGGCTCTGCTGGAACTGCATGCCCGAGTTGTGGATCGCCAACACCGGCAGCTTGATCCGGTCAACCGCAAGACTCCGATCTTTCCGAACGTTCTCTTGCAGCAACATGGCGACGGCCTTCTCTTGCGTGGCCCACATGATCGGCACCGGGTTGGCCTTGCCCCACTCGTCGATCACGACGAGATCACGGAACAAGTCCTGCATCGCCTCGTCGCAACCCCGAAGTGCCTTCGAGTAGCGGTACAAGGTGCTACGGTCCGGGTTCACACCCATGCCGTGTTGTTCGTTAATAATGTGACCGGCCTGCATCGGGTCGCAGTTGGCCTCGTGGCCGATGCCGGTCTTCTTTTGGGTGGGTTCGTCGAGCCAGTCGAAGAAGCGACCGGAGACTGCTTTCTGGGAACTATTAACGCCCTCGTCCCCGTCGCAACACTCGGCCGGACCCTTCGGGTCGCAGAACGGCGGGGCCGACTCGATGTTCACGTCCTTGATCGGGCCGGGTTCGTTGCAGGGGTTCAAATCTGGTTGGGTCATAACTTCTCTATGGGGTAGGTATCAAATGCTCAGAATAATTAAGTGTAAAAACCCACTTCCGAAACGGTACAAGCTCGTTCCTCCACTGAGGACGCCGAACAAGATTCCGTTTCGGTTGTTCAAGAACTGTCACCCAACCCAGAAGTCGGAGTTCGTTACTGAATGTTTATCCGGTCCTTCCGAATCGCCTCCGGGTCCACGTTCGGAGCCGTCTGCGTGACCTTGCCCTCGCCAATGCTGCGGTCCTCTTGGAACTTCTCGCACATGACCTGAAGACGCATCTCGCCCCACAGCTTGAACTCTTCGACGTTGCACTGGAGAATCTTCCAGTTCTCCCGGCGGTGAGGAGTGAAGAGACGTGAGCCGACCTTCGGCGGGTGGCCGATCCGGTTCAGCACGTCCTTGTAGTTGAACTCGAACATCAGTTCGTCCGGCGAGTCTACGCCGAACGTGGACATGAAGTTCTGGGATGGGATTGGGTTGTAGAACCCGTACAGGCAGATCGGCTTGGTGCTGTAGAGCTTGCCCCGGTCTTCCATGTACAACGGGTCTACCGTGTTCGACTGAATGAACACTTCGTAGTAGTAGATCGGCGTACCGGCGATCTCAATGACTTCCTGGTCCCAGGTGTTGAACAGGTCAATCTCTGGGTTCTCAGGGTCGAATTGTTGCAGTGACCCCGACAGTTGGTACGGGGTTCCGTCAGGGTTGCAAATAGGCATACCTTATCTATGCCTATTACCAACTATGTCCGAAGAACTTCGCCAACTCCTCGTCCGTCATCTGCGGCCCGAGCTTGGTCGTGTTGCCCTTCTTCCTCAAGTTGGCGGCAACCTCCTCTTCCGTCGCCGGGCGGGCGACGTAATCGAGAGGCTTCAACTCCGCACTCATGTCCACGCCGTCGTAGGTCGGCATGTTGTATTTGACCGGGGGCGGCACGCCGTCAGTGTACGGCTCGCCGTTCACCCGGTCCCACATCTGTAAGAAACTTTCCATAACTTAGCTCAGTGTCAGTTTTGCGGTAATGCTGATCGAACCACCGCCGTCCGGGATTTCGAACGGGGCACCGCTGAACCGCTCGAACCACAACAACTGGTTCGACGTGTCGGTGACGTAGTAGCCATACGCCGTGGCGTTCGTGTTGAACGAGAACGTCTTCTCCGAGTACACCGCCGTGGTCACACCGGCCGTCTGCGTCGTCGTCCAGTTCGAGGACACCAACGTGATAGCGGCGTAACCGGACGAGGTTACTTCCAGCAAGTCGGTGATCGTCGTCGAGTCGGACGGAGTGAAGTTGTCGTTGCGGTAAAGGTGAAGAACCGGGTTCCCGGCGTCCACCATCCCAACGATGTACTGAAGCAGAAGAATCTCACCCTTCTGATCGGGACAAATAAGTGCCATGCTTGCTCCTTAACTTAGACCTTCTCCCCATATATAACAGTGACAAAGTATTTTCCGGCTGGCAAAGTTCTAAAATGCGAACCCTCAAGGCGTTAACCAAAGACGAAGTGCAGAAGCTCCTCAACACGATGAGCCGGGAGGACATCTGCACCAAGTACAACGTCAGCAAGTCCACCCTCAGTCGGGTCATCCGTGCCCACGGGTTGACGAAGAAGGGATACCGCCCGCACAAACTCAATAAAGAACAAGAGGCCGAAATCCGCCGCCTCTACTTCGAGGAACACTGGCTCCAGAAGGACATCGCCGCCAAGTTCGGCGTGTCTCAATCAATGGTCGCCAGGATCGTCAACAAGGCCACGCCTGGGCTGAACTTCGGGGGCGAAGCCGAAGTGAAAGTGAGCTACAAGTACAATGCCAATTAAAAACCGTGACGGCACCGAGTACCGGCTGCAAGGCCCGAACAAGATCATGAAGGAACAGTCCTTCTGGGACCGCAATTCCGTCGAACTACTCAACTTCGGCGAGTGGAAAGAAGTCGTTTACAAAGACCAACAGGTCACACCCATGAAGGTCTTGGACGAGTTCATGTCCCGGCTTTCACCGAATGAAGTCACCTTCACGCCGCCCAAGAAGGTCGAACCCAAGCCCGAACCGGAACCCTTCACGCTGCCCCCGCCGCCACCCCCGGTTGTCAAACCACGCCCTCGGGTCGAATTGGAAGAAATCCAACAGCCCGTCGTCACGGTAGACGAGCGGATTGAACTACGGCAAAAGACTTACTCCTGTTTGCCCATGCACCTTCGGAAGAAGGTGGACGAACTCTACGGCGACGAGAGCGTGGAACAGGTGTTCGGTAAGAAGTTCAGCTTCTACGGCGTGCCGATGGAGAACAACGACTTGATGTTCACCTTTTGGACTAAGACGAAGTTGGAGAACGGGTCCATCGTGTTCGAGGGTGGGGTCGAGCGGAACAGCAGTTGGTGGCAGGTGCAGAAGTCGGAGGCCGACTCAGGCGGCTACATCGTCACCACCATCGTGTCGGACTTCAACCCTGACATGTCGGATTAGGCCGCTCGGCGACGACGTTGATCTTCACGCCAAGCTTTTCGAACTGCTCTTTGTAGTCTGAGACGGCCTTAAAGTAACCCTTCTCGTAAACCTCGACGATCAACTTGCCGAAGGCTTCCAGGTCTTTCTCGGTGATGAGGGCCGTCGCCACACGATCAGCGGTCTGATCGTGTGGCGGGTACTTCTCTTTCAACAACTCGGCGAGCCACTTCTTCAGGGTGAAGGAGCGGGGGTTCGCCATGTAGTTGAGCATCTTACTTTCGGGCATGCTTCTTTTTCTTCTTTACGGGCACGTCGCCGTCGATCACCTTGCCGAGCGGGTCGCCCACGGCACCCCACCAGTTGAAGGTCGTCGGCTTACTCCCGTCGAAGATCGCATCGGTTTCCCTTAGCATAGTAAGGAACTGGTCGATGGTGAGCAGCGATTCCGCCTTCGCCAAGTTCTGCTGCCCGGCCTTAGCCTGGATCATCCGACGAACCGGCTCCGGGAACTGCGACCACGACTGCGGCGGCAACTCCGTGTGGATGTCTTCCGGTTCGAGGAAGTCCAAGACCTGAGCCTTGAACGTCTCCGGCGTCCAGGTGCGGCCGTTGAACTGGAACGTCACCGGCTGTTGCGACGTGGTGGTCATACCACCACCGCTCGTACCGCCGAACGTCGGCTTCGGTGCAGCCGCAGTCGGCGTGCCGACCACGCTCAACCCCTTCTGTGGCTTCTCTTCGACAGGCGGGATGCTCTCCAGCGACTTGCCGTCCTTCAAGGCGTCGAAGTACACCTTCATCTGCTTGTCGTGACCCAGGAGCGGCTGAATCTGGCGAATCAGCGGCCCGGTATCGACCGAGCTTTCTTCTTCCTCGTCGCTAGTCAAGATTTCCTTCAGCCCGCCGTCCGGGTTGGCGAACAGGTTGAAAAGAATCTGGGCCAGTGCCCGCTTCGAGTCGTCCTGCTTGATGGAGGCGGCATAGTCTTTGATAACATCGTGGAGAACGTCCATGACGGCGGCGTTACCGGCAGCCCGGATAACCTCCCCGTTCGGGTGGCTGTTCTGCAACTTGTTGATGTGACCATTGATTTGCCACAACGACTCAACGTCGTTGGGCCGGAACATCCCCTTGTACGCAGTGAAGAACTTGCCGTAGAACTCGTCGAAGGTCGGCTTGTTGGTCGGTCCGACTTCCCGCTCCCCTTCGGACTTGTACACGGCAGACTGGCCGACGTGACCAGCCGCCTTACTCAAATCAGCCTGTCCGCCGCTCAACGTCGAACGGCCGGAGAAGGTCCGGTTCAATTTACCGCTGATTGCCGCAGTCGTGTCCTGGCCCATAGCGTGACGCTTAGCAGCGGCGTCTTCACCGGCGTTAGCCATCACGTCGGACTGTTCGCCTTCCTTGTTCGTCGAACCGACTCCGGTCCGCTCCTTGCCACGCACCTTCTTGACGTGGGCGATGTTACCAGCCAGCAAAGCTGTGGCCGCACCGATACGCCAACCCTTGCCGTTCTGCAACAGCAGGTTGTAAATGTTCTTGCCTTCCGGGCCGAACTCGTCCGACAGAGCCTCCGGCGACGGAAGCTCTCCTTTGTTCAACATCTCTTCGACCTTCTTGGAGATCGCCATCGCCTCGTGCGGGTCGAAGTTGTTCTTAGCCAACAGGGCGGCGAAGTGACGGCCGAGTTCACCGAAGAAGAACTTCGGCGAGCCAAGCAACTTCTCGAACGCCTCAAAGGCGTCCCCGGCCTCGTCCTTGTAGGTGTCGAAGTCGGTTTCGCCACCACGCCCCTTAACCTGGGACGCAGCACTGCGTTTCACAATGTCAGCTTCTTCGGCCCGGTCGCCGCCCGTTGCAGCGGCGAACTTGTCCCACATGGCGAGCAACTTCTGCCGACTCTTACCGTACACCGGGATGTGGTCGAAGTTGTGCGGCCGGATGAAGCCCATCTGGTCGTTACCCGGCAGGATGACCGGCGACGGTTCGAGCGGCTTACACCCGCCCACCTTCTTCTTCGGGTCAGCCCCAATCGACTGATGACGCCACTTCTGGAACTCGCTGTGTGGGTCGCCGCCGCCCGCCATTTGACTTGCAATCCAGTTCCCGGATTCCTTGTCAAAGCGGAACGCAATCTCGTCCTCACCGTTCGTCAGGTAGAACGGCTTCTTCATGGCGATTTTGCTTTCAACGTCGCCTTCCGTGTCGTCCATCGGGAAGTAGCCGTCGTAGTCGTGTTTCAGAATGTCGTGGCTCAGGTTCGGCCCCAAGACCTTCTGCGTGGTCTTCGGCTTCTCGAACACGTCGTCCATGCCCGGCAGGTCTTGCCGCAGGGTGTAAGGGTTGAAGTCGCCACGCTCCGGGTTGGCCGCATCGTCGCCGCCCTTCGGCGTCTTAATCTTCTTGTGGTGCAGCCAGTTGAGCAGCGAGCTAACCAGAATCTTGCTGCCGCCCTTCCCGGCGTCGTTGAACGGGCCGAAGCCGGAAACCTGTTGACGTACAATCATATTCCCGTCCTGGTCGGTCGCCGGGACGAGGTTGCCCGTCCCGTCATCCACCATCGGGAAAATCTTGTTCATCATGGACTTGATTTCGTCCTCGGACGCCTGACGCAACGGCACACCGGCCAGTTGGCGGTCCTCTTGCGGCATTGCGTTGAATGCGTCGAACGCCGCCCGCACCTTCTTCTTAATGGCCTCGTATCCCTGCATGTCGTCGAACCCAACCTCACCACCGCCCTGACCGAACGTCTTGTCCGGGAGCGACGTGTTGGATTTGGTCATGCCCTTCGCAATCGAACCGAAGATTTGAGCAAGTTGCTCTTTCTGCGGATCGTCGTCCGGGATGCCCGACATCAGTTGCTCTGCCTTCGCACTCATGCGGCTGAGCCACTGGTGCATACGGCGGGTGTAGTAGGTTGTGTTAATGGACGGTTCCCAGCCCGGCTCACGGAAGCCACGCTTGTCGGCGTCCATGTTCGGGCTGAAGCCGAACGCCACCCGAGGCTCGTTCGGCTTGTCGGCGTAGCGGTGAAGTCTCGGGTGGGACAGGTCGATACCGTTACGTTCGTGGTGCGCACCCTCGCCGTGGGCCGGGAGGAGCGACGGCTTACCCTTCGCCCAGCCACGGCCGGATTCCATCAGTTCCACCAGACCGTGCGGGCCACCGAACTGAACCGGCGGCAGGCCGTGTTGTTGTAAAACCCCGTTCAGCTTCGGGATCGAGATCATCACGTCGCCGATGTTGCCGCCGTAATCCAGGCGGATGTACTTCGGCTCGTACTTGTCCTCGTACTCCTTCTGGTACTGGTCCCAAAGGAACTTGACGTTGGGGTCTTTCTCGTGGATGTCCGGGGAGAACACTTCGTATTCCTTAACCTCCCGGCCCAAATCCTCGGACATCTGCTTGGCGATCTGCTGACGACCCTTCGCCGCCCGGTAGAGGGCATCGGTCATGATGTACTTCAACGCCTGACCCTGCATGTTCGGGCCACCCGGCACCAATGACAACAACATGGCGAGATTCAGCGGAATCGGGAATCGCTGCCCGCCGAACTGCTGGCCTTCGCCTTCGTCCAACATGAATTCGACCAAGTTGAACTGCCGCTTGTTAACGTAATCGCTGAATCTTTGCATTATTTCCCTCTCGAACTTAACGTATATATGGGACAGAACCATCGAAATCTGGAGGAGACAACATGGCTTGTGGATCAGGAAGTA